CACTTGCACTTGCACTTGCACTTTCACTTGCACTTGCATTAATTAAGTAATTGCCAGCAAATCCAATTAATATATTATTTGAATTACAAATATATTCATAAAATATTATTTTACAAATATTACTACTTTGACCTCCTTTATTTTTTTCACTTTTTGTATTTTTTGCATTTTTTGCATTTTTTTTACTTTTTCTATTTTCTGCATTTTTTCTATTTTCTGCATTTTTTGCATTTTCTGCATTTTGTCTAATTGTCCATACTTGTATTGTTGGATCTACTAATTTATTATCTACTAATTTATTATTTGCAATATTTTTTTCACCAATTCTCTGTACACCTTTATATAGTTCTCTAATTATTTTTTCATTAATTAAGTTTTCACTTAAATTAGCTATATTATTTGGATTATTTATAGTATTATATAAAGATATTAATTGTATATAGTTACCCATACATAATAATTTTAAATCATTTTTATATATACCATTAAATTGCTGATATTTTAATAATATTTGTAAATTAATTTCTCTAAATATTGGTAATCTATAAAATATACAACATATATGTTCATTTATACTTAAATTATATACTTTATTAGGTATTTTTGTAAATACATTTACATATCGAGCAAGTCCATTTTTATCGCTTTCAAATAATAAATTAGCTAATTCAATTGCATCTGTCTTTGGTTCTTCAGAATATATTTCATATGTAATATTTATTTCATTTTTTATATTTTCTTGATTATCTAATATTAATAAATTTGCAAAATTTCCACCAATTATTAATTTATTATCTGCTATATATTTTTCTATAATGGAAAAAAATAAAAAATACTTACTTCTATCATATTTTTTTATTTTTAATATTGCTCTTGCAAGAATGTCTTCAATGGGATTTAATATTGAGTACATTTTATTTTGTGAAGTTTTGACGTTGTCAAAGTCTTTTATATAGTTATAAATTTATAAATTAGCTAATATATTATTTAAATCATCTTCTTCATCATCACTATTTGATAAATTTATTATTTTTTTTAATAAATTATTTACATCTTCTTCATCTTCTTCATCTTCTTCCTTATCTTCTTCAGCTTCTTTCTCCTTTTCTTCTTCAGCTTCTTTCTCTTCATCTTTAAATATAGCATTACACATTAATATTTTTTCTATTGTGGTAGCACTTGCAATATTATCTGCTATGGCAACACTTGCAATATTATCTGCTATGGCAACACTTGCAATATTATCTGCTATGGCAACACTTGCAATATTATCTGCTATGGCTATATTATCTGCTATGGTAGTATTATCTGCTATGGCAACACTTGCAATATTATCTACTATAGTAGTATTATCTGCTATGGCTATATTATCTGCTATGGCAACACTTGCAATATTATCTACTATGGTAGCACTTTTTATAAATGGCATAAATTTCATATATAGTTCATAATTATGTTTTAAATTATAATTTTTAGACTCTTTTGCTAGATTAGTTTTTTGCTCTATGGTGGTTGATATAATCCTAATCCCATGATCTAAAAAGTCATAATTAATTAATCCATTAAGTGCCTCTCTTGCAAATCCCATCATTCCTAATGATGGTCGCCATCCATATGATCCAGTACTTCCAGGTTTATCATTTTTATGATATTCACCTACAGATATACATATCTTCCCACCAGGCTCATAAACACCATTTGGGGTGCAAAATTCAAATGATGGTGGCTCTTCAGGAAATGAATTAGGTGCTGTTAATTTAAAAATATACTCTCCTTCTTTATATGGCTCATCTAGCCCAGTAATTAAAAAATACCATATTTTTATATCTCTTTCATCCATATATGAAATTAAATTAATATTTTCATCTTTTTTTGATAATCTATATTGATTTAATAGAATTTTATTAAATCGGTTCATTTTGTAATTGACCTCTATATATAGTATAATTATTTATTTATATAAAAAAAATTATACTATATAAAAATTATTATGCTCTTGTTAGTTTTCTTGTAAATTCTTCAATTTTATTTGCAATTGCTTCAAATTCATCAAATGGTATTTCTTTTGTTTGTAATTGACTAATTTTTTTATCAGATATAATTAGATTATCATCAGATATGACTAAAAGGTGGCCAAGATTGCATTCATTTTGTCTACATAGATCTTCTGCACATTGATAGTTGTCTTTAAAATCAGTATTCTCCAATTTAGTAAAATTTGCTAAAATTTTTTCATAAATTGTAGTATTAACATTAATTGCATCGCTATCCATATTATATGCGTTTTATACTATATATAATATAATCAAATATGCTAACTATGGTAAATTATCAAGTCGCTCACCACTACGCTCAAACCTATCACCACTACGCTCAAACCTATCGCCACTACGCTCAAGTCGATCCCCACTATGATCAAGTCGATCCCCACTATGATCAAGTCGATCCCCACTGCGATCAAGCCTATCGCCACTACGCTCAATTCTCTTACCACTGCGACTATGCTTCTTACTTTCATTATCCTTATCTATAGTTTTACTTTTATTTACAAAATAGATAATAACACAAATAATAATAATACAAATAATAATAATGAATACAATAAGTAATACTTTTTTTATATTTTTTCCCTTAAATTCATTGCACATATAACATGCTGAACTATAGGGGATAACAAGGGGTTGATATTTACTATTTAAATTATTATTATTTGCAATAAATTCTGCCATATCTTTAGTGATTGGCCATTGTGTGTGATTTATATGATCTTTGCGCCCAACAAATTCAATTGCATTATTATTATGGCCAATATTATGGATATGCATATTTGTTATTCCATGTTTATCTTCTATATGCTTAGTTATATCTAAATGATTTGGTAAATCATCTGGAGGTTTAAGGGGCATTAGAGGAGCATTATTTGAAAATGGTGATGATATTTGCCCCTTAAGCGCTAAATTATTTATAGATGTTGCCATTTTTTAGATATATAATATCAAATATATAATATTAGATATAATAATATTGGATATAATAATATTGGATTATAAATAATTTAGTGCTTAAGATAGTGTCCTGTAATAATAAATTTTTACTACCATTGTCAGATATATTAATATTTTTTTTAATATAAAAAAAAGATATTAATATTAATATTTATAAATATTAAAAAATTAATATAAAAATTATGGTATCTATTAATCATGATTTAAAGGCAATATTTATACATTTGCCCAAAAATGGCGGATCATCTATTTCAAATATTTTACACAATCACTATGGATTTGATGGCATTCGTGCATATAGAACTGACCATTGCGAATTTAATGAAGATAAAAATAATATAAAACTGGAAAATTTTGAAAATATTGATAGTACTACACATAAAAGATTTGTTAAAGTACATGCCACTTATAATATAAGGCGTAGGGGTATTATTAGATATTTTAAACAAGAAAATTTAGGCAACGCAAATGCAACTGGCAAAAAAAGGAAAAAGATATTTTATTTAAGAAAAAAGTTTTCAAAAAAAGATGATGTTCCTATTACAGATGAGATGTGGAATACATATTTTAAATTTGTATTTATTAGAAATCCGTATGATAGGGCTATTTCTGGATGGAAATTTTCTACAAGAGGAATGCCTGTAAAGCCAAAATTAATAGATTTTTTACGAAATAAAAATAAAGTCACAAATGTTGCCTATTCACATACATTTATTACCCAAAAAGCACATTTAATTGAAGCTGATGATACCACTATTGATTTTGACTATTATGGTGATTTTAATAATTTAAATGAAGAACTTATTAAAATATTATTACATTTAGGCGTTAAGACTATTAAACATGAAAGATTAATAGAAAAAGATATTATAATGAATAAAGGTAGTGAAGAGGAGACAAAAACGCCATATTATAAATATTATGAAAATCAAGAAATTTTAGATCGTATTAATTCGCATTTTAAAGAAGATTTTGAATACTTTGGATATACTATATATAATAATATTCAAGATATTAAAGATAATTATGATAAAATTTTATCTATCCCAATGACTAATAAGGGAAAACTTAATAAAATTTTAGAAATTTCTGCTGTAAGTGCTGAAGAAGATGCTAAAGAAATTAACACTAAAGAAATTTCTGCTGTAATTGCTGAAGAAGATAAAGAAACTAAAGACAAAGAGATTAAAGAAACTAAAGACAAAGAAATTAAAGAAACTAAAGACAAAGAAATTAAAGAAACTAAAGACAAAGAGATTAAAATACCTAAAAAAAGAGGAAGAAAGAAAAAAGTTATAATAGATGAAGAGGGTAAAGTAGAAGAAAGTAAAGGGGAAGAGAGTAAAGGGGAAGAGAGCAAAGTAGAAGAGAGCAAAGGGGAAGAGAGTAAAGAAGAGAGTAAAAAAGAAGAGTTATATAGAATTAATAATATAAAAAAATTAAATAAAACTTTAATAACTGAATTAAAAGAAAAAAATTTATTAGAAGAAAAAATAGAGTTAAATATTTTAATTGATGATAAAAATAAATTTATAATAAATAATGTAGCAGGTCGATTGCTTAAAAAAAAGTGTATTCCAAGTGCTATGCATATGTGTAATGATCCAAATTGCAATTTACACAATGCCAATGCTAATGCCAATGCCAATGCCAATGTCAATGCCAACGCCAATGCTAATGTTAATAAATGTAATGATCCAAATTGCAATTTACACCATAATAATATCCAACCAAATATTGATTTAAAAAAATTATATGCTGAATATAAAAAAAATAAACCTACCCCATCTCCAATGTTAACAGCCGCTGAAGGTAATTTAAAAGATATATAATAGCTTTTATTTAGTTATATATGCAGAAAAATGTCGACAATTTCTCTTATATAATTGAAAAGATATATTCCATGATTTAAGTTTATTAAAAATTTCAATATCTATATTTTTTATTTCATAAATGAGATGGTGTTTATTAATTTTTTTTTTAATAACTTTATATACATCTGATGTTTTGCAATAATTAATATAAAATATTCTTAATTCTCCCCGCATTACCTTTCCTGATATAATCTCAAATAAGTTATTACCACAAGGGCAAAAATCTATAGCATATATATTACTATATATAGTTTGACCATTTATAAATGGTTTATTTTGCAATAATACTATATGGTGGTATTTAAGTAATTTTTTTGAATATATGGGAGTATTAATAATTTTTGTATAAAATATACTACTCGCTACATTTAGTAAAATTAATAAAAATATTATATATTGCATTTTTTATATTTAGCCCTGTTTATTATATTTTGTATTATATTGTATATTATTTTTATTATTATAATTTGTATTATTTTTAAGATAATTATTTATATCTTCATAATGGTCAATAATTAATTCATGACTAATAGGATTAGTTAAATTCCATTCATAATCATATTTAATATTATCTGCCACATATTCAGCAGATGGGAAAATATACATAAACATTTTATATCTTTTATAAAAATCCACATAATCTGCTAATTTCCACTTTGACCAACTTCTAATAGATTCATGTGCCGCAATAATATCAAAGCTTAAATTTAATATAGATAGATTATAATCTTTAGATTTGGCTAAAAATCTATATCCAGATAAGGATAGCCCATACATTAATATACCATATCTAGATATAATCACACTTGCGGCAAATCGAGAAATTGACCCAAAATACAGTGCTGCAGATAAATCATAAGAAGATGGTAGTGGCGACCCTCTTAAATCTAATGGGTGCGTGTGAAACATAAATAATCCTACCATATTTGCATATTTATTAACAAGCTCACTAGGGATACTAGCAAATGTAGTTTTTGATTTTTCATCACTTACGCTAGTTGGAGACCCTTCATATTTTTTAATATAGAGCTGATTTGTTCCTTTTTTTATATTAATAATTCCTATATATTCTCTTAATTCCTCTAATTTTGGACCAATCTCTTCTACAACTTTACTCCAATCTAAATTTGGATTTGATAATATTTCGGCTCTATCATTTAAATATTCTTTTTTTGCTATTGAGTCATTTTGTAATTTCTCCCAACTATCAAATAATGACCAATGCTGATATTTTTTGCCTGATTGCTTTGCTTGTTTTATTTTTTTCATTTTACCTTTATTTAAATCTAATGTATTTAAATTTATTCTATGATTTGCTATATTATGGTATATTTGTTTAGAATATAATACATACCCTTCAGGTTTATTAAATGAATTATTTAATAATAATTGTTTATTATTGCCACTAATGTGTTTATTATTGCCACTAATGTGTTTGCTGCCACCCCCACTAATGTGTTTACCACCACCCCCACTAATGTGTTTATTATTGCATCTATTTACTTTAAATGCTACTATAAATGCTAGTATAATTAATATAATTAATATTAAAAAAAAATAAAATGGGGAATTACCATTATTCATTTTATCATTATATTAATATAATATTAAAATATATTTATTAATTAATTTGAAGATCTCTTTTTTCTTCTTGAACTTTTTCTCTTTTTTGGGGCAGATAAAAGCTTACTACTTTTTAGTGACTTTCTCTTTCTTTTAGAAGAAGATCTTTTAGAAGATCTTCTAACTCTTCTTTTAGGGGCAGCAAGTCCCATACCAGCCATTAGTTTTTTAAGGCTGTTGGCGATCTTAGTTCTCTTAGCGGATTTTTTAACTTTAGATCCAGTACTAGGTCTTTTTGGTCGCTTTCCACCTACTGCGGACTTCTTCCTCCTTCTTCTTCTTTTAGGAGAGGATTTTTTTGAAGATTTAGAGGATTTTCTCTTTCTCTTAGCACCTCCCTTCTTTTTAGATCTTTTAGTGCGCTTTTTTCTTCTTTTACCAGTTGAAGCAGCTGCCTTTCTTCTTCTTTTTGCACCGCCACTTGCCATACACCCTCCTCCTCCTTTTTTTCTTGATGAGGGGCGTCTTTTTCTTCGCTTTACCGTTGAAGATTTAGTACTAATTGAGCGCCTTTTACGCCTTGCGCCGCCCATGGCACCCATGGCACCCATTGAATTTATGCCTGTACTTTTGCGGCAAGCCGTCGGCATATTAACTTTAATACTTTACTTAAAAAAATTTATATTTTGAAAAACTATATTAAATATATATATATATATATTTAAATTTTATTAAAAAAAAAAATATTAAATAAATATCTATTTTTTACATAAAATTTAAAAATTAAATATCACTTTTTAAAAAAAAGTATATCAAAAATTAAATATTAAGTAATACATCTTTAATGCCTGATAATTCTTGCATTGCTACATTTTTTACTATTAAATTATTATTATCAAATGATGCCTTTATTTGAACAACAAATTGATCATTTGATGGGTTTAACTGATACCATTTTAGCAATGGTGGGGTATCTGTATCTTTAGTGCTATCTCTTGGGGTATCTCTAGTGCTATCTCTAGTGTTATCGCCAGTGGCATCCTGAGTAATATTATAGTTTATCTCATATAATTGTTTATTTTTTTTTAATATCTTTATATGCCCACTTAATGGAATTGTATTTGCAATATTATTAGATTTGTGCACAAGGCGATTTCCCCTATTAATTGCTCCGTTTTTCATTAATATTTCTGTATCATTATTAAATATAATAGATGTCATTTTATTTAAAAAAAATATAAATATATAAATATATAAATATATTTATAATATGATTGCTGGAATTAATGTTGCGGCATTATTAGCCGCAACTTTAGCACTTATTATTGCATTTGCTTGGACGGATGCAACGACTAAATCATTACGCCAAGCATTTCCTGTAAAGCACCATAGTAATGTTGCAAAACTAACTATTATTTATGCCCTATTAATTACAATATTTATTATTTTTCTTGTTGTCTTATTAAATAGAACAAATAAGATGTATTATACATATACTGGAAAAATATTACTTAATTTTATTAATTTTAATAATGGATTTAATAAACGATCTATATTATCATTTTGGAAACCTAATGATGATAAAGGCAAAATTTAATAATACAAATCTTTAAATATACAAATCTTTAAAGCTACTAGCTTTGGGATATTTGTCAAATTCCATAGAAACTACAGTGGGAGTAACTATACTAACGTTTGCTTTTGCATCCTTTCTTGCTTTCCTAACCTTATAAAGTTGCTCTTCAATATCTTTATTATATGTAGATAGTGTTGTATATGGATAATAAGTTTTATTACGATAGGAACGATTAATTTCTTCTATCTCTTCATCCATAGTGCGCAAAGGTGTTGCGGCAGATTTAGCCGTTGTTACTTTACTTTTATGTGCTGTTATAGATGACTTTATATTATGTTCATATATGTTATATTCTCTACTTATATCTGCAATTTGCGTAATAATATAAGTGTCTAATATTGACAAATGAGAAGAATCTAATGTAACTGATAAGTTATTAGTATTATAACCAATTTCCCCCAATAGCGTATTATCAATAGCTACAGCAATATTCTTCTGTATAGTAGTTAAATGATCATTAGCACTTTTTTGTATTATATCTAATTTTTTTAAATTTCTTTCTCGTTTAAAAAGAATTTTAATTCTATTTACATAATCATCCAAATATTTTATTAATTTATTTGTTATATCTAACGATTCTAGGAAAGAATCATTGGCTTTCTTGGCGTCTTGCATTTTCTTTTTTTCTTTATCTTGTTTGCAAGAGTGTTTCTCCAATGCTGCAATTATATCCTTAGTAGTATTACCAGTAGTAGGATTAGCAGTAGTAGCGTTACCTTGACTATTGGCACTACTAGCTTGACTAGAGTCACTAGTGCGACTAGCTTGACTAGAGGTACTGTTACTCCTGGGCCTGTCCTTAATACTATTTTTAAGTTGGTTAAGTTTGTCTTCAGAAGCTTTGGCAGCAATTGCGTGTTTGGCATTTTCTACTATAATATGTGCTTTTCTTGTTTTTTCTTCTTCTGTTATTACTGCTTCTTCTCCTACTCCTACTCCTTCTCTTTCTTTTGCTCTTGCTCTTGCTTCTTCTATTGTATTTATATCTACTAACTCAGTTAAATCACTATCTACGTCTACTATATAAGAGAGCAATTTATCAATTATTACACTATAGTCGTCCATATCAATATCAATATCGATACCATAATAATTATTATCAATTATGATTTTTTTGATTATGGTATTAATTATGAGATTATGATTTGGTATATATAAATCTGCTCCACCACCATATTTAGTGTTGGAGCCACCCTGTTTAGAGTCGGAGTCACCCTGTTTAGGGCCGGAGTCACTTTTTATTGAAGAGTCATCATTATCTATTAATTTACTGCCATTATTAGTAGTAGCCTCTGTGGCTTCTGTGGCCGCTATAAGGTTGTTTCCACGAGTGGCTTCTATACGTTTGTAGTCATCAATGGCTCCTAATAAAGCATCTTTTCCCATATTGGCTTGGTCCTTAATATTGGTGAGTAATCTTGAATCTAGTCGAGGATTCAGATCTAGTTCTAAAGAGGTATTATCCTCAGTTGCAGAGTTTATATTCTGGTCTACATTGTTTGAACTATCTACACTGTTTAAACTATTTACACGGCTTCTCTGGTTGTCTACAGGATATGTATGGGCTCTCTGGTCTTCAAGACCTGCATTGTCTAAACTATCTATATGGGCTACATCTGGACTGTCTCCACGTTCAATTTTAATAGCAAACCAAATATTATTTTCATCTGTTGTTTTTTCAAAAAATGAGTTTTCATAATAGTATATTATATTATTTATAAAAAATTTAAAAAACTCTAAGTCTTTATATGCTTCATTTAGTGAATCAATGATTTCATCATAGCTTTTAAATTTTTCAGCATCTGTAGTAACATAATATAATATATATAATAGTATATATTCATCGGCCCTTGCCATTGATAACCATTTCATTAAGCAAATAGATATATTAGGAGCTCCATTCATATATTTTTTTGATGTATTAGTAATTCTTTGTATAAGGCTATTGCTTAATTTATATAACTTTCCCATATCTTCAGAGTCTAAATTCATTTTTTTCAATATATCATGTGCTGTATTATAATCTCTTACTATAGGCATTTTAAAATTTTCAATAATATATTTAGCATTTCCTCCCTTTTTTATTAATTTTTTATCACCATATGATAATAAAAATGAACTAGTAGCAATTAAAATTGCTGATAATATTAACAATACTATTAATATAATTAATAAAATTGGATATAAAGTCATTTAAAAATAGTAATATAGCCAATTTTTAATTTTTTTATGTATATATAATATATAATTATAAAAAATATTAATAAAATTATTATTAAAATAATTAAATAATTATACCTATTTCTTTGTACATTTTTAGTTTTATTTTGTATCTGCTTAGCACCTCCCTGAATCTGTTGCGAGGCATTACGCTGTCCTCCCGAACCTCCCTCTCTCTCTTTTATAATAAATCTATACTCAGATATTTTTGGATTATCGATTTTAAATATAGGATCTAATGGATTGGGCTGTTCTTTACATGGCCATATATGCTTTGGCCCTCTAGTCATTTGCTGCATAATAGAAGCTGGGCAGTCTACTAAGTTCATAGCTCTACACTGATCAATTGGACATTCAGTATGATCAAGTCCTAACCAATGACCAACTTCATGGTTTATTACATATTTTCTATACTCTAGAATTGATAAACTTGATTTGCTCTTACCACACCAATTATCATAATTTATAATAATATCTATAGGAATATAATTTTTTTTAAAACGAGTACAGGAAAATCCATACATGTCACAATATTTATTTGTCTGCCTCGCACTCTTAAGAAAAATTTTTAAAATTGGATATTTAGATTCTTCCATCTTATTATCAATTATTTGCTTTGGTGAAATTATTTGCTTTGGTGAAAATGCATTAATACATATAAAATTATAATTATATTTTTTCCATCCATTATCATCACTTAAAATTGAAATAACCTCATCTCTAAAATCTAATTTATTTTCTTGTAAATTATCATCTACAAATGTCATAAAATATATATTATCCATTTTTTTTATTTATATATTATATAAACATAGTAAAAATGAATAATATATATATTTTATTTTTTTTACTAATAATTATTTTAATATTGGTAATATGCTCTATTATAATTATTTGTTATAAAGATAGTACTGTTAAAAGTAGTACTGTTAAAGGTAGTACTGTTAAAGGCGGTACCATTAAAGGTAGTACTGTTAAAGGCGGTACTATTAAAGGCGGTGGCCCAACTAGTGTTGTTAAAAAAGTAGTAAATCCTAAGGAAATATATTTTAAGCTATACCCTCCTATTGATAAAGATGATAATCTATTAGTTCTCTCTCAAGATGAAATAAATGAATTAAAAAACTCAAAAGATCCATATCCATATCAAAATTTACAAAATCCATTTTATAAAGATAAATTAGTAATTATATATGAAAGGGATAATAGGTATTATATAGAATCAGAAATCTTATTGGATTATAATTGTAAATCGAAAGAATCAGAATCAATACTTGATAATACTACATCTATAAGAAAATATGATACAATTGATATAACTGATATATATGGAAATGCATTTGCAGACATTGAAGATGGAGATACAATAGATTATTTAGATATCGATGGAACCAACTCATCTTCCCCCACTGATATACTAATTATAAGAGATATATATATAGATACTGCTGCAGATACTGCTGCTGGAAATATTATTTATTATGGAGATGAAAAATATTCTAAATTATTAGAATACTATAAGAATAGAAATTATAAAGATAAGGATACAGATGCAGATCCCATACAAGGTGATAAATTTATAAGGTCATTATATGTAGAAGATATACCTAATGCAAAAAAAATGATTCATATTAATCTATCAAAGGATGATAATGGCAATAATGGTGATAATAGAGATAATGATACACTATCAACATCATCTCCTATACAAGTAGAATACGATATACTAAGTATCGATAATAATTTAAGAAAAGAAGAAGGTATATTTTTCATAGATGATACAGATACACAGTCATCTATAAAGCCACCCAAAAACCCATCTATAAAGTCATCCAAAAACCCATCTATAAAAGATACACAGTCATCTATAAAGTCACCCAAAAACCCATCTATAAAAGATACACAGTCATCTATAAAGTCACCCAAAAACCCATCTATAAAGTCACCTAAAAACCCATCTATAAAGTCATATAAATTTGCATATGTACAGCCATCTAATATAACAGATCAACTAAGACTTATAGAAATGAGAGCAAACTCTATTAATTTTACTAATATGGCAGATAGGTATCAGCAATCAATTGCTGAAATTATAAAATTAGAAAATGCTTTAAAACAGTTAGAGGCTAATTTAATAAGATCAAATGCTAAAAAAGAAAGATATAATTTAGGCTTAGAACCAATTTCTGAATTTGAAAATATAAAAAATTTTATAGATAATAATATAAATAATATTACAGGATTTCAATTAGAAGCCCTCCATTTTAATTTAAATGGAACTATATATAAAAAAGGTGATATTATTCCATATTCAGAAACTATAAGTATTTTAGATAGATTACCAAAAGGGTATATTTTAACAGCTATTTCTGGTAACTCATATTTTCATAATGGATAATTGGTAATTAATGTAAAAAATTATATATTTTTTAAAATATACTAATATATTAAAATGAATAATCTATATATTTTATTTTTTTTACTAATTATTATTTTAATATTAATAATATGTTCTATTATTATTCAAGATGTTTGCTATAGGGGTAGCATTAAAGGTGGTAAAGGGATTAAAATTGTTGGGGGTGATGGAAATGCTTATTATATAAAGAGAATAAAGCAAGATTGTGACTGTACTAAATTAAAAACAGAACAAGGCCAATCTGACCCTAGTATAATTGCACATACTATAGTAAAAATGAAACTTGATGGTAAAACTTTTAAAACCTCAATTGTTGGGTATTTTAATAATGATTCTGGAGAATATATACAAGTATCTCCATTATTATATAATAATGGAAATGTAGAGAAGTACTTAGAAAAAATACCTGATGATATGATTATACCATTTTTATCTAATAATGAGGGATTAGTTTTATCAATTGATAATGATGATAAATTCATTAAATATAATCTACCTCCTGTTGGTAACATACTTAGAACAAATTATTATGCAGGTAATTACTATAAAGATCTTAAATCAAAATATACTGAATTAGGCAATAATTATATTACTAATTCAGTAGACTTAGGATATTATACTAGTATACATGTTAATCCACTAACATCAACAACCTATGGACATCAACTATATAAATTAAAAGATGAGAGATTGAATAGTGAATATGCTGACCCCTCTTATAAAAAAATTAGTAATAATTTATTAAAAATAGAGAATCATAAAGTAAATGGCAAAATAATAGATATGATAAATATAAATAATGGAGATGATATGATAAATATAAATAATGGAGATAATATCCCAAATATAGGTCGTAAAAATATAGGTATGGACGCGCTTGAAGAAATTACTAGCGATACTAATATACCATATTTAAAAGAAAATGAGGCATTAGTTATATGTGACTTAGATACTAATAGTATGCCTAGTTTTAAGGCTGGTATGGTTATTAGTAGAGATTTTTCCAATTGGCCTGATGGTTATAGGCATACATTAATACTAAATTATGGACAATCCGGTATTGTATATGATAATTCTCATAATGGCACACATAAGTATGGTAATAATTTTACAAGTACGTATATTACTGAATCAATAAAAGATATCGATGGTAAAGTGGTAATATATGTACCACAGGTTCCAATAAAAGATACCAGTAAGAGCGCATCAGTAGCATCTCCAAATATTCCATTATCAAATGGAATATTTACAAGCCCAGAAAAGACAGATGTATTACAAATGTTAATTTTGAATTTTATCAAATATAATCCACATTATGATGACAATAATACTATATTTGATGAACTGAACAATATGAGTGTAAATGATTTAAATAAAATTAATAACTTGGCTCAAATAGAAAAAAATATGTATTTTGATAAACTAATAGAATATAATACAAAAAAAACTGATAGTGATAGTAATGATGATAGTCAGCCTGTATTTCAAAAAGAATTATTATACTTAAAATCAGCGCCACCAAAATCAGCGCCAACACCACCAGCATCAGTGTCAACACCACCAGCATCAGTATCACCAGCGCCAACGCCACCAAAATCAGCGCCAACACCACCAGCATCAGTATCACCAGCGCCAACGCCACCAAAATCAGCGCCAACACCAGTGTCAGCATCAGTGTCAACACCACCAGCGCCAACACCAGTGCTACCACCAAGGAAACAAAAGCGACAAAAGCAACAAAAGCGACAAAAGCAACAAATAGGAACCCCAGCAACCAAACTATTAGCAACAGATAAAGAATTAAATAATTTAACTAAAGAATTACAGCATATAGAAAAAAAAGCTAATAGTATTCATTATAATAGTAATATGAGATCTAAATATAAACAATCAATTTCTGAAATTGAAAAATTAGAAAATAATTTAAAACAGTTAGAGGCTAATTTAATAAGATCAAATGCTAAAAAAGAAAGATATATTTCAGATCCAGAGCCAATATTTGAATCTGATACTATAAAAGATTTTGTAAGTAAAAATATAAATAATATCAAGGGGTTTCAATTAGAGGCTCCACGTTTTAATTTAAATGGAAAAATATATAAAAGAGGTGATATTATTCCATATTCAGAAACTATAAGTATTTTAGATAGATTACCAAAAGGTTATATTTTGACAAATAAAAATGGAAATGCATATTTTCACAATGGATAAAAATATAAAAAATTATATATTTTTAAAAATATACTAATATATTAAAATGAATAATCTATATATTTTATTTTTTTTACTAATAATTATTTTAATTTTAATAATATGTTCTATTATTATTCAAGATGTTTGCTATAGGGGTAGCATTAAAGGGGGGCTTAAAAAATTATCGCCTGATACATATGAAAAAATGCAAGAGCAGATGCAGAGAGTTGATGATCTAAAACAAAATATAGAAAAACTAAAGAAAAAAATAGAAGATAAAAAGTATAATGACGCTGAGGATAGTAATGTACAATATGTAAGAAGTAATACTGAAAATTTACAAGATTTAGAAAATGATAGTGCATTTGACTATTATCAGGTAACAAGTCATCAATTTAATTATAAACCTGATGATAGACTTGATTTTAATACATTACAAGAATTAATTAGACAAGGAAGGGTACCAGATGGCCATCCTGTATATATAAAAAAAAAAGGTGGTAGGTGCGCACTAAAACGTAGGCGGCGAATATTAGGAGGGGGTAAAACCTTTGAAGATTTTCTAAAACTTATAGTGGATGGTATAATTATAAAAAATAGTCCTAATTCTGATAATTATTTACAAAAACAAATTGAAACTATTAAAGTAGAAATTAAAAAATTTATTGAGGAACAACTAGTAGAAAAAAATTGGATCCCAGCTAGCATATTGGGAGCCAGTACAAATATGTATTTTGAGAATATATTAACGGCATTGTGTGATTTTTTATTGAAAAAAATAAAATATTATAATTCATCTGGCAAGGCATCGGATTATGAATTTATAAAATCTAATTTGACTCCAATATTACAAAAATATTATAATTGGTTACTTAAACCAAATACTGATCCAGATATTATAGCAGTGAAGACAAGTATAGATAAAATACCAGTTAAGTCAGATTTGGTGATAATAAAATTATTACAATCAAAAATAGAAAAATCTGTTGATATTGCTCCAGTATCTTCTTCTTCTTGGTTTGGCAGTTCAACCCCTACAGATTTTAATAGTTTTAAAAATGCATTAATTGACTATTTATATCAATATAAAATTGAAAAAGAAAACCCAGATAATACTGACGAACGTGCTGATTTATTTAATACATATATGATGGAAGGAATTATTAAGGTACTAAATATAACAGACAATAATAATGTCATAAAAGGTTTAATAATAGATATATTATGTTATAATCTTTTAGAAAATGCTATATCTATAGATGATATCTCAAAAATTAAAAAATATTATAATTGGTTACAAAAATTAGATGATGATCCAGAATTTGAATATATACAAGATGTATTAGGCAATGATACTATATCAAATCTATCTAAAAAACAAATAGATGAAATAAGAGAAATAATAGAACTAAATACTGTACATAGTATTATGGATACTATTCGAAGTAAAACAGATGCTTATGAAAGAGAAATACTTCAATTTGATAAAGATGCTAATAAGTTATTAGATCATAATATTAAATATGCTGAAACATATAGAGGTGTTATAGACTATAGTAAAAGTGATAGTGGTCATAGTGGTGCTATAGACTATAGTGGTCATAGTGGTGCTATAGACTATAGTGGTTATAGTGGACATAGTGGTCATAGTGGTCATAGTGGTCATAGTGGTCATAGTGGTTATAGTGGCCATAGTGATAGTGGTAGTGATAGTGATAGTGGTAGTGGTAGTGATAGTGGTAGTAATATGCCTCCATTATATATTGATAGCAATGAAGACAATAAGCTCCAAATTTCTAAATATTATCCCAAAACTTCAAATTTAAATAAGGCAGTTGGTACCATTAATTTAGATAATAGAAAATTTGTTCCTACTAAACCATATCTCGATTGGAAAAGGAATCAATTAAAATCTATGACACAACAACAACAACAACAACAACAACAACAACAACAACAATATATATCAAATTTAATAAAAACTAATAAATTATTACAACAACCAAATAACCCACAAAAAGAATTAGCTTTTTCTTCATTATATGATACAAATAAGTCTCAGAAATCAGTTACTTATGATAATAAGACACCTATAAATGCAGATGCTCAAAGATATATAGACTATATAAAAATGGATACATCATCATCTAATAACACTTTAGGTGATAGTGATGATGAATGAAATTAATTACAATTTTTAATTTATTATTTTATATAATATAGTAATTTTAATAAAATGCCCTTATCAATTTTAATTTTTTTATTAATAATTATATTAATTTTAATAATATGCTCAATTATTATTAATTCTTTACCATTTAATAATAATATATTAGGTGGGCAAAAAGGTGATATATCGCCTAATGAATTTACTAGAATGCTTGATTTTCTTAAAGAAGATGATGAATTGTACAATAAAACTACAAAAGCATGGATAGTTGAATACACAGATGATAAACTACCACCAAATATACAAAAAAGAATTAATAATTTTACACTTCAATGGCTAGGCGGGTATTATCTTCGTAGCCAGGTTCCTAATTTATATAAGGATCTAGAAATTGGAACAAAAAACGGAGTAAAGACAAATGGTAATAAAAAAGAAAAAATTCAAGTAAATGGATTATATAATAATATAATAAAATTTATAAAAAGTAGCAAAATAGGTAATGAAGTAGAAGCAAATAATATAAAAAGTAGGATGAATGCTATATTTAGTAAATATAAGCAAACAAATAAAACCGATAATGAAACAGTAGATAAAGAAATTCTAGGCTCTTATACTGCCGAAATTCTAGGCTCTTATAATGAAGCAGAAGAAGAAAGAAGAAAAAAAGAAGAAAAAAAGGAAGCAGATAGGGCAACAGAATGGGCATATGCGGACAAATTGGCAAACGATAAAAATAAAGAATTAGCCTATCAATTACAAGCAAAAACAGATTATGATAATCGGGGGAAGGGATGGCTTAGGTGGGGAGCAGAGGATAGTTTGGATATAGATGATCCTGAAGATAGTTTAGACACCCCTAAAGATAGTTTAGACACCCCTAAAGATAAACAGAATAGAGATAAATTAAAATTAGCCTTAGCAAGAGGTAAGAATATTGATAGTATAAACTCTACTGATAGTAGTATATCTACTGATAGTTTAGCAAAACAACACCAAAAATTATTAATAGAAAACGATATAAAAAAAAGATATGAAAAATTTCGGGCAGAAAAAAGACAAAAATCAGAAGATGAAGAAAACTTAATGGCGGAAAAAAGAGAAAAATCATTAAAAATGCTATCAGATTATCAAAATGGTGCAAAATTAGGTCCAGAATTTGACAAATGGGAAAAAGATGAAAAAAATAAAAAAGTACAGAAAATGGCAGATGAATGGCAGCAAAAACGAATAGATGCAGAAAGAAAAAATGCAAGAGAACAATATAATAATCTAAAAAAATTCTCAGATGCAACTAAAAAAGAACAAAGAGTAAAAAGTATTAATGATATTAAAACTGAAATTGTTAGTAAAAAATATAATATAAATCTTAATAAAACATATAATAAAAAAGCTATAGACAATATAGAAGTATAAAATATATTGGCATTGCTACTTTTTTTATAATAATTTATATAATATTTTTATAAATATATTATTTATAATATATAAAAAAAGTAATAATGCCAATATTTGTTTTAATTTTTTTATTAATAATTATATTAATTTTAATAATATGTTCAATTATCATAGGTACAGTAAATGATTTTAAATCTGGCGGTGGTGGATATAGGTATGGGGCTGGGCCTAAAAAAAGAATTTTTGGTGGAATTAAAGATGAATTAGATGCAATATGGGCTGCTATAAAAGCAATGCCTGATAATTTGGGGGGCCCAGAGACGCTTCAGCATATAGAAGATAAAATCAATCAAATTAAAGATAAATATACTAGTAAAATTGATACTTTAACTACTGAAATATATACTATTGAGGAAACTAATACAGAATTAGAACAGTTATTAAGGCAGTACATAGATTCACATAGGCTATTAGTTGATAACTATGGAAGATATATAATATATACTGCTAATAAGTTATTAGATATAGCTAATAAATATTATCCAAATAGTAATAATATTGAAGTATTAAGTAAAGAAATTAAGCTATTAATTATGAGTGATTTAGATATATCTATATTAGATAATTTACAAAATAAATTAAAAATATTAGTAGAATATATATTATCAAATAATAATAATGATGGAGAATTAGATAGATTGTATAAAAAAATTCAAGACATTTCTCTTGCACAAGGTTTAAATATAAGGGATATTCATGAGTTAGCATTTCAAGAAGCTAAGAACTTGTATATAAAGTATATACAAGATATTATTAATTTGCTAAATAACATTAATATAGATGGCATTCCAATAATTCCAGATATTAGAACGTCATCTATATTTGATATAGATGGTGCAATATTTGATAATATACAAACATGGATTGATAATGTATTATCTAAATTAGATAATAGTTCTAGTAGTAAAGAACTAGATTCTTTGAGAGAACAAGTATTCAAATTATCAGAGATTAATCAAGAATTACGTAAGGAAGAATCGCCAATGCTATTTAATAGCGATATGGATAAAATATTTGATGAATATGAAGAACAAATATTAAAGTTAACTGAAGAAAATAAAATATTGCATAGCAGATTAGAAGAATTACAAAAAACTATATCATCAGAATATGGCTATGTAGACGTTGGTGTATCGCCATTTAGTAATAGCTATATTGTCAATAGTAATAATAATGATGACAATATTTCTAATAGTTCTAATAGTTCTAATAGTTCTAATAGTTCTAATAGTTCTACCAACTCTATAAATAATAAATCTAAAGAATTCAAAAGAAAAGTAAAGAGCCAACTCACAAACAATAATAATAATGACGATGATGAAGACGATGAAGACGATGAAGACGATGAAGACGATGATGATGAAAACAGCGATGAAGATAAAGAGGCTATTATAGATAAATTAGAAAAACAAATACATCAAAATGAATTACAAATTAGTAGATTAACAACAAAAAATAATTCCTTAATCAAACAACAAACTATATCGGGGACATCTAGCACAATAGCTAATCCAACAGAACTTGAATCTACTATATTAGAATTAAAAGATAAGACTGAATCAAAGTATTTAAAAATGGAAAAATATTTGAAAACTCAAATTAATGATAAAAAAAAAGAACTAGGAAGGTATAAAGAAGAAATAGAAAAAAAGAAAGCAGAAATAGATAATATAAACAAAGAATTAGATGCGGCCAAAATGACTATTGGTGCCTATAGTCCAAACATATCATCACCAGATACTAATCAACAACAAATAGCTATACTAAGTGTACAATTAAAAAGAGAAAAATCTGATTTAGCTAATAAAGAACGCGAATTTCAAGAATTACAAGATAACTTTGCAGAATTACAAGAAGAATTGAAAATGGCAAAAAAAGAATTATCTAAAAAAAATAACGCAATAATTAGAAAAGATGAAAGAATAACTACATTAACAACAACAAGTAAAGCAAAAGATACAAAAATTTCATCATTAAGTGCTACCATCTCTGATTTAGAATCAGAGTTAATAAAATTAACTGTAGTGCATAAAAATTTAAGTGATATGAGTATAGATGATCTAAAAAAAGAAATTGCTAATTTAGAGAGTAAAGTAATGTCTCTAGATGGTGCTAAAGATGTATATACTCGAGAATTTGAAAACTATTTAAAAGCAAATAATAATAAAATAACAGATATAAATGACTTAGTAACTAGAATGTCAAATATGATATAATAAATTATAAATAAAAAAATAATTTATTATAAAGATAATATGTATATTCAATTTATTATAATATTAGTATTAATAGTAATATTAATTGGATCAATTTCAATAATACGACGCGAGTTTAATTATTTTCAAAAATATGAAAATGTACGAATATTAAATTATATACCAATATCAGAGCTATATGATAGTTTAAAAAATGGAGATATTATTTTATTTAAAAGCCATAGTAAGTCACTATCTAGTACTGTTTTAACTCATGTATATTATACACATATAGGAATAGTTATAAAGCCAAATACTTACCAAAATACAGATAAGTGTCTAAATGCAGATGAAATTCCATTATATATAAGCGAAACAAACCCAGCATTTGAATATCTTCCTATTAATTATAATAGTAAAGATTTTGATCTGAAACCTGCCAAATATACACATAATGGGTGGCGAACAAATAATGGAACTGATTTATTGCCACTATTAATTAGAATTAAATATTATCCAGGTGATAGTTTTATAATGTCATTAAATAAAAAATTAGATCCTAAGAGAGAAGATTTATTGATAAAATACACTAAAGAATTTTGTCCATATCCAACACCCGTTCAAGGTCTGCAAATATTAATGGAGCAAAGGTTTACTAATAAACAAAAAACAGATGCTAAACACTGCTATCAGCATGTGGCAAATTTATTAGATAGAATAAACATTACTAATAATTTATTTTCAGATTATGGAGTTATTTCAATTTGCAAAAAATTGGCATATATATATGGGGAGACGCTAAATGATGGATATATGTATAATAAGCCAATTAAAATTGTTTATGATATTTAATAATTACTTATCATTTTTATATAAGTAATTATATAATAATAAGTATGATAATATTCATTTTTTTTCTACTAATTATTCTAATATTAATAATATGCTCAATTACTATAAATTCGTATAGGTATACAAATAACAAGAAGACTCCCTATAGTGAAGGCGGGGGATATAAAGAAGATTTTGATGAGTTATCAAATAATTTAAATACCATATATAAAAAAATAGAAGGTAGAAACTTTAATGAAGAAGATATATGGCCCAAAAAAACAAGAACTGACACTATTAATGATATTATAAAAGAAAACAAAAAAAATATTAATTATTATGAAATAAAGAGCCATAAAGGGGCACCTTCTAAGAAAATACCTCTAGATGAATTAGAAAATTTACTTGATATTGGAAATGTACCTGAAGGGCGTTTTTTTTTAAAAAATGGCAAAATTATTAATACATAATTTTTTATAAAAAAATTATTAATATAAAATGTATATTTTTTTATTTATAATAATTTTAATATTAATAATATGTTATATAATTATCAACTCTATGCAAATGTGCTCAAAATTTAAATTAAAGGGTGGATCAAAATTTAAATTAAAGGGTGGAGCAAAGTCGATAGATTTAACTCTAGAAATAAAAAATAAAGTAGATCATTTAATAAAAAATTCTGACTTGAATAAATATTCTAGTAAAATAAAAGATATGAAACAATTAACAAATAAAATATTGAATAAATTATAAATTTTATAAAATATATATATATATAAATAAAATGATTGCCCAAATTGCTCTTTTTTTATTATTTATAATTTTAATATTAATAATATGTTTAATTATATTACAATCTATTAATATTAATGGTGGCAAGATTGGCGGTGGTATGAAAGCATTATTAAAAAAATATGGTGGTACTACTATGGAAGATGTACAATCTGCAGTCCAAGAACTAATTAATGCATATATTGCTAATCGTACTGAATTGAGCGACATTACAAAAGAAAGGCAAGAACTTCAAAGCACATTAGATAAACTCACTTCCATTGAGGAAGCCAAAATTAAGATTGCGGCAGAATTGGAAACTGCTAAAATAGAATATTCTAATCTTCTTCATATGCAACAAACTGAGAATACTCGAGAACGGCAACAATATGAGGCCAATACATCTGCAAAAATAATTGAATTACAAGAACAATTAGATAAAAAAGATAAAGAATTAACTAAATTAGCTAAAAACAATAAGATAAGGACATTAAAGATAAATCAAAGTGTTGAAGGATCACGAACCAATGCGCCATCACAAATATATAATAAGCTCCCAATATATAGCAGCACCCCAACTGAGACTGAGCTGATAGATCTTTCAGAATCTAATAATGCTCTACAAGTTGCAAAGGCAGATTTAGAATTACAGATACTCAATAAAGATAATGAAATAGCTACCTTGCAAAATGAAATAGCTACCTTGCAAAAAGAAATAGCTACTCTTACTAATCAGCTAAATATACTAAATGCTGAAAAATCTGCTGATGATAAAATTAAAGCAGATATATTGAAAAGTATAGCAACTGCATTAGCAGTACCTACACCAGTACCTACCAATACTGGTAGTAACGGTAAGAAGAAATAATTTAGAAAATATAGATTATACAAATAAAAATATATAATATTAGATATATTCATAAAATATGAAAATACAAATTATTATTTTTTTGCTATTAGTAATTTTAATATTATCAATATGTCTAATTATATTTGCATCTGTTGCATCTATTAGTCAGATAGGTGGTGTTAAAAAAATTAGTGGTAAAATTAGTATTAAAAAAAGTAGTAAAAGTGGTGGTAGTAATATAGAAGAACTTGAAGGATTGGTAAAACTAATTCTTAGTGAATATTCTAAAAAAATAGAACAGCTAAAAAAATTAAAACAAAATAATGGATTAAACCGCGATAGAATAAAAGAACTTAATGATGATTTAAAAAAGCTTGAAAAATATCTTCAATGGTTGGATACAAAATATGAACTAGCTATGGGCCAAATAAGATATGATAATTATGTTGGAAAAGCAATAATATCAAGTATAGATGATGTATTATCAGGCCGTATAAGGCATGATCATGAAGAAGATTCTGATGATGAAGTTGTTCTATTTGATCATACAAAATCAGATAATTATGATGAAGAAATTTTATTTGGTGATGAGGAAAAAATTATTGCATTTGATGACGATGAGAATAATGAAGAAATTGGAAACAATGAAGAAATTGGAAACAGTGATACAGAACACAATTTAATGAATAATGAGGATTTTAGATCAAAAATTATAGAAATTTCTAATAAGAATAAAGAAAATAAAGGAAATATAAAATATAATACAGAAGAAATTCAATCAATAATTGATAATTGGAAAGAGTTTAATAGAACAGATATAGGAGATATTCATAACAAAATTCAAAAATTTCATAATAAATGGAAAGATAAAGAGGAAATTAATTTAGATGATGAGTTAGGAGAAGAAGATAATATTAATACAAAAATACAAGAATATCATAAAGAATGGGAACAAAAAAATGCTGAGGAAAGGCAAAATATATTAGATATTTCACCACTCGGTAAATTGTAATTAAAATTGCCAATAATTTAAAATAAATATTATAATATACAATATGATAGTGCAAATTCTTATTTTTTTATTAATAATAATTTTAGTTTTATCAATATGTCTAATTATATTTAATAAAAAATATCCTATTAAAAAAATAGGTGGTGGCAGGTTAGATACATTGCTTTCAACATTTGCAGAACAAATAGATTCTGCATTAATACATCAAAATGCTGTTGAAAATCAACAAATTATTCATTATGGTAATAATGCAACATTTAATAGTTTTTTAAAAACTTTATTAAATAAGCAATTTTTTATAGATGCTAAAACACAAGCAGGTAATACAGATGCTAAAACACAAGCAGGTAATACAGATGTGAATATATATATCCAAGATACTATTATAAAAGAAGTTAATGCATATATTGATAAAACTATTAACAGCTTAAAACAAACAAATGATAATAAAAAAATTGTACAACCTAGCAGCAATATTCAGCTAACATTGAGTAAGGATACTATAAATTTAATTAAACAAATATATAGAGAGATAAACCCTAGTAAAATACCCACCAGAATTTCCACTATATCAGAAACTATACCAGAAACTGATGCAGAAACTGATGCAGAAACTGATGCAGATCTAATAAGACAGCTAGAAGAGGCCGAATCTGGACTAGCGGCCATTGCTACACAAAATAAAGCTATTGCCATAAGGTCTGCAGCCCTACAGAGAGAGAATGCGACACTAAATTCTCGGAATATATCACTAAATATTGAAAATAGTAATCTAAACAGAAAAATAATTGACATAAATAGTAAGTTACAGCAATTAGAGGAAGATAAATCCTCAAAGTATACTATTTTAGATATGGAAACATTAAAGAAACAGATTGCAGATAATAATACCAAAATTACAGCATTAGAAAGAACAAATTTATCACAAAGTAAACAAATACAGGAATTGGGATCTGAAAATATTAATAAGGTCGCAGAACTTAAATCATTACAAGATAGTTATAATGATAAACAAGATAGACTCGCAGATAATATAAGACAAAATGCAAATTTACAGAAATCATTAAAACATTCTAATGAAAGCTGGACTGATATGAATAAGCAGCTATCAAATCAAGTGGGCACAAATAGAACAATGGGTGATAATTTAGCAAAAGCAAATTTTGATCTAAACACATCAAAAAAAGAAAATACTGCACTTAAAGAAACAAATAATGAATTACTTAGCAAGATTCTAAGATTAGAATCTACCATTACTGAAAAATATTTAGAAATTGATACTATACGCAAAACAAATAATAAATTAACATTAAATAATAACGCATTGAATACAAAAATTACAGAATTAAGTTCAAAAATAGAATCCCTAAGCTTAGAAAATAATGAATTAAAATCAAAAAATAATACACAATTATCAACAATTGAAGAATTGCAAAAAACAAATAGCCAATTGCAAGAAACAAATAGCCAATTGCAAAAAACAAATAGCCAATTGCAAGAAACAAATAGCCAATTGCAAGAAACAAATAGCCAATTACAAGAAACAATTAATAAATTGCGCATAGAAATTAGTACATTAAGTGAAGAAAATACACATTTAAAATTATATAATGATCACAAAATTAACCAAAATAAAGAATTACAGGCTAAAAATTTAGAAATATCTTCGGAAAATAATAGCTTATCTACTTTATTAAGAGATAAAACCAAAGAGCTAAATGATAAACTATTGACGGAATCTACCTCATTAAAAAGAGAAGAACTAAATGCAGAAAGTACTATAGAATTAGATAGTAAAGAGCATGCTAAATTAAAAAAACAATATAATGAATTATTGAAAAATATTCCTAAATTAGAAACGGTATTAAAAACTCTAAAATCTAAAAATAAAGAATTAAACAGAAAAAATTCTATATTAGAACTAGGAAATAAACTCTTAAGAGATCAAGATGATAAATTAAAAATACTAAATATGTCATTAGAGAATCAAAATCAACAATTAAAGGAGCAGAATGGAGAATTAATGAAACTAAATAAATCATTAGAGGAGGATAATAATATATTAAGAGCCAAAGATAATAAACTATCTGAAGAATTACGTAAAATGAATAGTGAATTAGTCAATAATAATAATATAATTGCACAATTGAGGGGAAATAATAAAGCATTAAATGCTGGAAATTTTATATTGCATAATGAATTAGCATTCTATAATAACAAATATCCTAAATTATGTGCTATAAGAGATGATAATACTAAATTAAATGGTAGAATAGATGGTCTTATTTCTAGTATTTATGAATGGAATAATAGTATATCTGCGCAATAATATATTTTATACATTTATTAATTCATTAATTACAAAATTAAGACTTTTTAAATAATTATCACCATCATCCTTAATAATTCCAAAATATAAAAATAATAATATAACACATCGGGGCTTATCATCTAATAAAAATATATGATCATATGCAATTCCATTAGAATGTATCTTTATACTATCTTCTGAATAATATGGAATTATATTATATATATACATATAATGTAATAATTCTCTAATATTTAACTTTCCACCATTATTATTGGAAATTTTATCTCTACTAGCTTCTAAAATTTTATATACAAATTTTTTTGAATTTACTTTTGGATAAATAGTAGATATGGTATTAATTAATTCATAAATTAATGCTTTATGATTATTATAATTAGGCTCTCCATTTTTTTTATTTATTTTTATATTATCACTTATATGTTGAAAACCTTTTATATGATTTTCCATATAAGCCTTTTTAAAAAGGCTTTACCCAAAACACTTTTAGAAAAATATTTTACAAGATCAAAACTTTATAATATATCCTCTATATTTATATAATATATTTATATAATTTTTAATTTACAAAAAAATATACAGTTAAATGCGTTATTTAAAAATAAATTTATGCTTTATATACAATTACCACTATAGCAGGTTCCGTACATATACCCTCCCATGTAGGGGCGGAGACATGATATACCATTTTGCATATTGGAGCCACCTATTGTTTTACAGCTCATTTTGGATAAAGCCAGGTAAGCAGCGCGATGATTTGAATACATCAAAAACCTATGCAATGGCATTTAGTACCCAGATAAATGTCTTAGCCAATCTGGGCGACTATTATTTGCAGTCCTAAAGAATAATGCTATTTTACTTTCTACTTTTTTTGCCCCAATTGCTGCAAAAAACACTAAAAGTTCTTTTCTCTCATTTCTTAAAAATACTTTCCAATTACTAATAGTCTCCGCACTTGGTATAATATTTTCATCAATAATTTGAATTTTATAGGAAAGCGGAATATTATTTTCATTATATGGATTTAATAAGTCATTTAACTTTGGCAAATCATACATACTAGTTGAGTCGCGCCATTCTCTACAGTATTCACATTTTTCACAGCCCCTAGGACTTCTTCTAAATACTCGCTCATTACACATATTTGCTGGAATGTAAGATTTAATCCCCCAATTATAAAATGCTAATAACTTAGCTCTAAAAGTCATAGTTTCAATAATATAGTCCTGACCTTCACAATATCTTGAGTAGTGGAGGTTATATACTCGTCGACAATCTTCACCAATACATGAAATATAATTAATACGTGGCTCCCAATTAGGAATAGATGTTAAAAATTCTATATTTACTTTACACCATCCACTAATACCACTAATACCACTAGTACCACCAGTACCACTAATACCGCTAATACCACCAATATACAGCTCCAAGTCATGAAATGTTATTTTTGCAACTGGTACATATTCTGTTATAGATTCTATATTATTATAACTATAAAATTGTGAAGGCATATCTGTAAATCCTCTATTTCCATCAGTAACAAATGCATCAAAAAATGGCTCAAAATTAACTGCCTCGCTGCTATTATTCTTTAAAACTTTCCAAAATTGTTTCATATGTGATATCTATGCAATGCCATATACAAAAAAAAAGAATAATATTCAAATATGGTATTGCATAGAGGTCACTCTGCTCGCCTGTCATTACTATTCAAACTTCATTTGATTATATACATAGTTTTATTTTATGATTCAATTAGCAATGCCGTAGCATGCCATTTGATTGGCAGAATTATCCCACCCGCAGATTGCGGTAGGTACGCCCCAAACAGTTCCACAAATATAACCATCCATATTATTGGTACAAGTCCTAGTAGCACCAAAGTTATTTTTATTATTTTTATACATAGCAGCTGCAGCAAGTGCGGCGGCTTGTGGATTTTGTAAATATGGCTGATTGTTGTTATTATTGTTATAACCACAACATACTATAATAATTAAAACAATTACAATTATTAGAATAATAATTGAAATTATTAAAGATGCTAAATTTTGTTGATCCACCATTTTTGAAAATAAATTGTATATATTATAAAAAAAAATATTAAATAAAAAATATTAAATAAAATTTATTTCATAATTAATAGATTTTGAATAATGGTAGGTTTATATATGTCTTCTGCTTTATTGTCTTCTTCCATCTCCGCTGAATCGATAATGAAATAAAACATCATTGCCGTTTTCCACATCAATAAAGAGTATTTATCATCTTTATTCTTTTTGATCTCAATGCCATAAAAGTTCCTAAGTCCAAAGTTTAATAATTTAATAATTTTTTTAATAAATATTTCAATATTAACTTCATTCTTTAGCTTTTTAATAATAGATTTAATATCTGAAAAGAATTTAGATATTTTAATTTCTCCTATGATAAGAAGTAGATATTTTTCAATATTGAGGAGATTTATTCTCAAGTTATTATTTATAATATCTATATCTAAAGAAGGAGATTCTTTTTTAAAAATATCTGTAAAATGAAATCCGCATATCTTAATCAATTCTTGAATTGATAGGTGGTTTGTATAAGTATGTTTATATTTTACAAGCTGTGAATATTCTAATCCCTCTCGATATGGCGTATTTGCATTAAATGTTCCAATAGATGAGTGTGCAATAAAATCTCTCTTTTGCAGCTCTTGCAAAGATTCTTCTATAGTCGAATATGCACATATTTTTGACAAATATTTAAATACTTTTTTAACATCCTCCAAATTATATAATAATACAAAATCTCTATTTATAAATTTATTATCTTTTATCTTATAAGTATCTTTTAAATAATATTTTTCACATGCATGAAGTTCTGCTATTTGTACATCTTGTTGTGATAATCGTCGATTTTGTATATCTATTAATTCTTCTTGGTTAATATCTTTAGCGAGTTCAATTTCAGTAGCGAGCATCTCTTTAATATTTACTTTAATATTTTTATAATTTTCACTCATTGTCGCATTTGCTGCATTTGCTGCAGCTTTTACCAATTCTGGAAGTATTTCAATAGTTGCTCCAGTTTCCACCGTATGAGATATAAATCTCTCAATAAAATTATTTTTAGATAGATTTTCAATCCTCACATTCTCAAGCCAAAGATAGTAATAATTAGATTCAAAGTATACAATATCACCATTTTCTTTATATTCAAATTGCAAATTTGTTTGATCAATATCCTTATATAGTGCTAATTTGCGATTACGCAGTTGGTCAATAATATCCTCAATGGTTGTTGGATAATTTCCTAAATTTGCGCTATATGGAGGAAAGTGGATATAATATGCCTTTAACTTTAAATTTCTAACACGCATTAGCATTTGGCGACATGTTTCTACATCACAAGATCCATCAGTCATATATGCAAACACCACATCAAAGTGCTCTAATTCAAAACTAATTCCCGCGGAACAAGTTGGTGTATAGATTAGCACATCCAAGTTAGACCAGTACATATCCACATTAGAAAAGTGTTCATTTTTTTCACTTATAAGCATCTCGCTACTATATAATTGTATCTTTTTATTAGGAAATGACTCTTCTATTAATTGCTTATAGATCTTTGCCTCTGATATGCTATTAGTAGGAAGAACAACTCTTTTATCATTTTTTAAATAAGTAAACATTAAAGATAGCCATTGAGTATTATTATTTGTTAATTTATAAATATTATCAACTTCTTTCTTAAATATATTATTATGGCAATATATATCATGCTTAGGGCGCATTCTTTTTAGTGTATTTATTGTCCTATCACTCAGATTTGCATCTATACATATTACCTTATTTGCATTAGCAATCATCCATGTAAAAATGGCAAACGCCGCATTAAAGTGTCTATGTAGTCCACTATTAAATTGCGCCAGAATAGATTCTACTTCATCTAATATTAATAAATCCACCCCATTTGATAAGTAGCTATTAATAATTAATCTATGTAGAGACTCTACTTGAATAATAACTCTTTTATGAGTATTATTAATATCACCACTTATATCTGAATATAAAGTAAAATCACCAAATGCACCCTTTAGTGATTTTGCGAATGTTTGGCGAAATGTTAAAAATCTAATTGTTTGCGGAAATATATCATCTGTAAAGTAATTATTAAGATAATCTCTCAATGCCTTTGTTTTGCCACAACCCATTGGGGCTTTTACGCATAATGTATTTGGCTCAATTGGATATGGCTCCATATATTCAGAATTATATATAGTTTGATTTTCTCCATATATATTATCTTCTACATTTGACATTAATAATACTTTATTTAATACTTTCTGCAAATATGAAATATTATCTGCAATGTCGGTAGTAGTGTCTGCAGTGTTACTTGCAGTAGTGTTACTTGCAGTATTGTCTGCAGTGTTACTTGCAGTAGTGTTACTTGCAGTATTGTCTGCAATACTTAGTGCAGCGGCTAATGTATTATATTTATTTGGACTAGATCTATGGCAATATTCAATAATGGATATTATATTTTTTTTAATTAATTGTACTCTAATATAAAGAGAATTATCATTATCATGTACCCTATTACATATTCTACATTTTTCAATATTATTAATTCTATTATATGATATAATATTTCCATTTATGCATCTTATTCTGTGGTCATTTACTAAATTATTTTTCTCTATCCATTTAATCGCCGCATTTATATATTTATCATTAATTACTTTCACTGGCAAGTGTGACAATTCTGTATTATTTATTTTAGGTAATACTATACAGTTATCAGAATTAGTTATAATTGTATCTTTATAAGAGATATTTCTTAATTTAGCACTAAATTCATCTTCTTCACATATTTTCTTAAATCTCAAAGAGGATAATTTTTTACAGCCTAATAATCTAAAATTTTGTATTTTTTTATTTACATTAATATCAATATACTTTTGCAAATCTTCTGAGAGGTTTTTATATACACAAGCAGTAAAATATATAGCATCATCATTATCATTTACTAAATAATTATTTATAATAATATGAAATGAATATTTCCATTTTTTGCTACTAATGCGCCCAGATGATGATGCTAAAATGATATTATCATAATTTATATTAATATTATATAAATTATAAAATTGACTAATAATAACTTCTATAATTGTATTTATTTCATAAATAAGATGCTCTGGGGTTGTATATGTGTCTGCGCTTGCATTTTCTTTTTTTTCACCATTACTACTACCTTCTGCATCTTTTGCATTTTCTTCTTTTGCATTTGCCACTTCTTCCGCATTAAAGTCACATAATATATCCAAATCAAATTTTATTTTTTGCTCTTTAAAACCAAAAATGACTTCATGAAAGCATTTCTCATTATCAGGCGTAGTCTTCCAATGAGTTATATAATCATCATAAGTATTAAATACTATATAATTATTTTTATGCTCATCGCGTATTATAATTTTTTCTTTTAATGTCTCTTTAGTTGTATATTTACTATATACTGAATGCTTATCTTTATCAACTAAATAAGTAAATACTTCCATTTATATTCATATACAAAAAAAAATAGTAATTCAAATGTATTTAATATTCCTACCTATTAGTGCTAATCTTCATTATTTACATCTTTATTAGTGGCATCCTCCTCATTAATGTCAATTTCATCCTGTATTTTGTCAAAATCTTGACCAATGAATAATTTTGCCAATTCTTTATTTTGAATAAGTTCGGCGTCTAATTATTTAGGACTCATGATATCTAAGATATATATAACCAAAACTCATTTTTTTAAATTATAATTAATACAATTTAGATTTCAAATATATTAATTAATAAAAAAGACTTTTAAAATATATATATATATATATTAGTAAAGCCTTAACTTTGTCAAAAAAAAAATCTTAAAATGGAAAATACAGCAACCGCATTGCTTATAATTTCAATTATTATTTTAATTCTTATAATTATCGTAATGGTAATAGTAATATGCTTTAATCAAAATAGTCAAAATAAAAATAAATTTAGCCAACCAAGAATAACATGTGATGTAATGGCAGGATTTTGGGCCCAAACTGGCAGTGCACAATGTTGTGGTGTTGCAGATGGTGAAGACTGTATAACGGTAACAGGCAACACACCGGGGAAATGCGAAGTGGGATGGTGTAAAGTTTAGATATAAACCAATATTGACAAATTTATTATACAATTTATATTTCAAATATATTAATAAAAAAAAATAACTATATTTACTTTCAAAAAGTTTTTTGGGTGAAGCTAGGCGAGCAGAACGACCTATTTTAAAAAAGTTATTTTCAACTCAATTTGAGTTGAAAAAAGCAACGATTTGACATAGTCAAAAATTTACGCAGTGTTTTTTTGTGAACTTTTTTTTAAAAAAGTCTTTTGGGTAAAGCCTTTTTTTAAAAGGCTTATTTATGCATCTTCTTCACCTAAAAAGTCTTTATTTACATTTACTGTATTTTGAGACTTCCAGCTTTCAAAGTTGCTAGTAATAGTTTTCTTAAAAGCTGTATTTTTATTTAAAAGTGTAAATAATTTTGTACTTGCGCTCTCATTAGATCTCACATAATTTGTAAAAAATTCAACTTTTTCAGAAACATCGGCATCTTTATTAAAAGATGCTGCAATTGGTAATGCCTTAATGTGCTCGCAAATTGAATTGGTTATATGTTCTTCATACTCCCTATTATTAAATAATTGCAGAATATATTCTGAATCATGCAAAACTTGATGTTTTAGAAAATTTGTACTTTTAATGGTGCTTAAATCTACAGTGGATGCACTATCTGCAGTTTTGGCCTTTGCAGGTGCCTTTTTTACAGCCTTTACTTCGCCCTTTATTACTGGCTTAACATCTAAATCGATATCATTTTTATGCAATACACCATCTAATGCAATTTTTAACCAATTAAAATTAAATTCTTGCTTTTCATTAGAGGCGCTTAGTTTAGTATCTAAATCATTTAACTTAGATACTAAATCTGCAGTATTAGATAATGTTGCTCCATTTTCATTAGAGGAAGATGATTTATTACTAGATAGCCTAGTAATAGAATTTTTAATTTCTTGCAAATCTGCCATAATTGAATTTTTAAATTCTTCAAGATCTTTTTTTAATCCCTTTTGAACTTCTTCAATGGTCTCGTTTTTTGCAGTGTTCATCATTAATTGGATTTTTTTATATCCATCAGTCTCAGTCTTCTTCTTACCTACATCTGCTGCATCCTTTTTAGCTACATCTGTACTATCTACGGCATCCTTTTTAGCTACATCTGTACTATCCACCACAGCAGCTTTTTTCTTATCTGCAGTTTTCTTATCTACACTGCTATCAACTGCGGCTTTTTTAGGAGAGCCACTACTATCTGCAGCGGTTTTACTATCTGAAGCGGCCTTTTTACTATCTACAGCGGCCTTTTTACTATCTACAGCGGCCTTTTTACTATCTGCCGCATTTTTACTATCTGTGGCCTTCTTACTATCTAAATCCTTCTTTACAGCTTCTACCTCATTAAAAGTATCTTTATTGGTGTTTACTAGGGTATTTTGAGACATTTTAGTAGTTTCCATTCTATTTAAATATATATAATATATAGTATATATATTTAAATAGGTTAAATTCAAATTTAAAAAAAATGGAAAATATTAAAAACTTGGTAAAAGATGATGAATATTTTGGCAATCTTGATGAAGAGACTTTAAAAAATTCATTAGATATGGCTAATAAATTATCCGCCGAAGATATTGAAAAATATCAAGTATATCAAAAGCAGGTATTATCAATGGGTATCCCAGCATGTAAAATAATGATGACTATTTTACTACAGCATGCTTTAACAGATGATGAAGATGTAAAATATAAATTTTTTGAAATGTTTGAAGATACATTAACTGTTGAAAAATTTGGTGGATTAAGTGTAGAATATTTTGATACTGATCAAGATAAAAAGACATATTGCTATATTATTTTAAATAAATGTAATAAAACGCATAATTTAAGTGAACAATTTGACAAAATTCATAAATTTATGAATGCTGAACAATGGGAGCATATTTTAAAACAAATATCTATGCTATTATATATAACTAAAAATATATATAAATTATCTATTTCTTCATTTTCTGAACAAATTTTTAATTTAGGATTTGATATTAATGATATTGAAATATTAAATGTTGATCCAATAAATACTACATTATATATAGATGAAGAATGGGAAGAGCGTACGGGTATTTATATAATGAGAGAATGCGATCTTGAGATGGGCGATACAGAGGAAACTAGTGCAAATGGTGCAAATGATGCAAATGACACAGCAGAAACTAGTGCAAATGGTGCAAATGGTGCAAATGGTGCAAATGGTGCAAATGATGCAAATGATACAGCGGAAACTAGTGCAAATGATGCAAATGATGCAAATGATGCAAATGATGCAAATGACACAGCGGAAACTAGTGAAAATGCATAATTAATTGTCTTAAAAGTCATTATTTTTTTCTATATTTGATAGTAAAAAATATATATATATAAATATATTAAGATGGAAGCGTATACCTTATTAACCTCAAATGATCAAATGATTATATATATTATTGCAAAGGTAATTACCAAAATGCATAATGATATATTATCAAAAGGGGCATCAAACATATTTTCAATATATAACTATATTAGAGAATTATTATTGTATGTCTTGCACCATTTAAGCATTAGAATGCTATTGTCCAAAATTACGTATCTTACCAACATAGATGATATTGTTGATAAGATAGTAAAGGAATATTTTTATAAAATGTATAAAAGTGGAAATTTACAAATAGAATTTTTAATAGAAAAGAGAGAGGCATACTTGGCACCTCCTGCATATTTAAGTATATTTGTTTTAAATGTTGGGACATATAAGAATGGCAGAGATATGATAGAAAAGATATATGAATGTGCACGAAAAATAAGCAGCTGTGCGTATTTAACTATGATTTCTGGTATGATGGAGGAATATGCAAAAGAAATAAAAAAATTGGGTAAAGAATCATGTAGCAAAGAAAAAAAGGATAAGAGCGAAAAAAGAAATGATAAATTCATAAGGGCACTACCTCTATATCTAGAAGAAAATCCACAGAACTATGCGGAGGGAGTAGAGGTAGAGGTAGAAATAGAAGTACCGGAAATACTGTTGATAGGTGGAGCAGATATAGTAGCCAATATTAGATCAATAAAGAAAAGATCTATAGATGCTACCCGTTCCTTTATATCGTCAGGAATTGTACCAGATTTTACATTTTCAGAAGCAATAGCGAAGAAAAAAAAAGCAAAAATAGATACAAAAGCAGAGGGAAAAAAGTCAAAAAAAACAACCATAATGGAACCCACTGCAGAAAAAACAACCATAATGGAACCCACTGCAGAAAAAACAATCATAATGGAACCCACTGCAGAAAAAACAACCATAATGGAACCCACTGCAAAAAAAACAATCATAATGGAACCCACTGCAACTGCAGATGCGAGTGGGTCCAAAAAGCGCCAAAGTGCATTAGATGCAACAACTACTCATATATTGGTAATTGATACAGAGATTGCGGGAAGTCTTTTGCTATCGATTACTGGAAAGTGATTTCATTCTCTATAAATATATTATGTAACTTAATACGTGTAGTTGAATATACTTTATTTTTTTCTAAATCTTCAGGTTTAAATGTATCAATTATTGGTAATTTTGCAGAAAACCAGTTATATTCTAATAGCTTAAATGGTGCAACAGTTGATCGAAATTCGGCGCTATCTGAAAAATTATCATTTGTTAATATTGGGCAATTAAATTTTTTTGCCAATATAATTGTTGCTAGATCATCTCTGCCTTTTATGCTATGGATATATGCATTGGGCCCCTTCCAACTTGGTGCATCGTATTCATACTGTTCTGCAATATAAATATATATTTTTAATAATTGAGCCAATTTTTTATACCCCTCCCGTATCTCTGGAGTATTAAATGTATGCTCTCTATCTTTAATAACAAACATTAATCTGCCATGAAAAAATCTTTTTAATTTTTTAGATATATATTCAATTCCTGAATATATTATCTGTGTAGACAATTTTTTTATACTGCAAATATACATAATTACATTTAATGTATCTATTACAATATCGCCTATAGTTTTACTATGCTTAAAATATTTATTTAGCACACTATCTATATTTTTTTTTATTGTGGCGTCTGTATTATGCCCATTAGCGAGTGTATTATGCGTATTAGTGCGCGCATTAGAGCGCGCATTAGAGCGTGCATTAGAGCGCGCATTAGCTCCGCCCTGTATTTTATTATTATATACTTTCCAAAATATATGTAATACACATAATGCACATAATATTATTAATATAAATAATAAAATAATATACATTTTTACAAAAAAAAATAATATATTTTTTTATAAAATTTTAAATTAAATATTATATATATATAAAATAATTACTCAATACAAATCAATTAAATATTTAAATTTAAATGAGTTTTTCTACATCAATCACTAAGGTATTTAATGTAATTTTTTCAGACATTGTTACAAGTCATGAAATTCAACTATCTAGTTCAAGTGCACCAAATAATATAATTATAAATATATTATATAATTTAACCGCAAATTATACAGGCACATCACCGTTAGCAATAAATTTAAAGAATGTATCTCTTAATAATGCATTATTGAATATTAATGTGTTGAATAATTCTAAATTTGCAGTAACTGTACCAACATTAAATGTCCAATTAAATGCATCTACTATTATTTCAAATTTGCCCATTTTGCCCCATGATGTAATTTCTCAATTTTTCTCAGGTAATGGCTCAGGATTTACAGGATCTTCAGTGATCAGCTCTGTTGATATATTTAATAACCTAGTTGTTAATTATACTGGAAGAGGTACAGGCTTTACCGGTCAGGGATTTACGGGTCCAGGATTTACAGGACCATCGCTAACAAATCCTTTAATGACTAGAGGAAATATTCAATCAGATTTACCAGATTTATTGCTTCCATATTTAGATGGAGTCGATACTATAGGATTTACTGGTGTTGGACCAAAGCCATCAGATAATAAAATTGTAACTACATTAAATTTAGCAAATGATTTAGTCCCTTATTTGGCTCAACCGCAATTTCCACTATCGTCACTACCTGGAGGAAATAAATTAGTAACATCTTATGGAAATTCTAATTTAATTAGTAACTTTTTTGGATCACTAGCATCCAATCCTGGATTTATTACCGCAGTTGCTAGTAATATTATTGAAAATGATAATATTACATCTATAAGTATAATAAATAATAGCACTATTTCTTTAGTTGATAATTTAAATTTATCTGCAAATGATATTTATCTATTTAAAAATATTGAAGATTATCTTGGATATAGTGGAGGCACTGCCTATACTGGTACTTCTGGTCCAGTAAATTTTACAAATTTAACACTAACACCATCAGCAGCTATAGAATTTCTTGCAGATCCATTTTATAGTGAATTGGAACCATCTTTATTAGTTCAAGGAAATTTATTAAATAGTGTTATTGCCCCACCCACATCTACGCTTAGTAGATATGCCCTTGTTAAAGGATTACTCCCGCTAAATTCATATAATCCAGGAGCTACTGGAGCCACTGGCGCATTTCCTGTTTTTGAATTTGTTGACCCAAATGCTATAATCATCGTAGAAACTGGATATACTGGCTTTACTGGAGCCACTGGAATATATTTGCCCGATAGTACCGGGATTATCTCATTTAGAGAACAAAGTCCAAAGATAGCATTTCCTTGTACAGCATATGGATTAATTGATAATAGTCCTAGTCCATATGCATATACTATCCCAGCAGCTACATATCCACCAGCAATTATAAATGCTATGTTGCCGCTATATACAGAATTAGCAGTTGCTGCTGGGTTAGCATTTGAAAATGAGGTTGCTGAATTAAAAAATGAAATAGATCAACTAACAAATGACCTTGGGCTGCTTGGGGCACTAGCAAACTATCTACAAGCATATTCAGAAAATATATATGTTGTTGGTCTATATACTTCTGCAATTACTATTAATGGTAATGGCGCTCCTATTGGATATTCCTATTATAATGGATATGGATATACAGGAACTACTGGTGACGCCCCAAGTGTATGGAATGGCTCTTACTATACCCCTCCACCACTTACACTAAATTTAAATAGTTTTTCACTGCCCCCAGCAGATGGTACTGAATCAACAAATGTACAAACTACAGATTTTTCAGGAACTAATACATGCACAACGATTCCTAATCAAGTAATTTATCCAATTAATAATACTATTATTATCCCTTTCTCATATAAAGGATTCGGATCTATTGGTAATGCCCCAAATACATGTAACCATCCACCATATGTACTAAGTATTAATTTAAATAATTTATATTATAGTAGTGGCACACCACCCGCTGGATATTCTAATGGATATATTATTCAGCAAGGTACAACAATTAAAGTTTGTAATGAATCTAATTATATTGTACAATTAACTTCAAGAAATTTAACATATAATGGATCGTATTCAACTACATCATCATCTGTACCAAGTGACATTATACCTGTACCAGCATCTCCATTTACATCATTTTCACCAATTACACCATCACCAGATGCTAATCCGCCAAATACAGCTTCTGGTTATAAAGGAGTCACAGGACCAAGTGGATGGCCACTTACTGCTAATTATGTTAATCCAATATCTCCTATAACTATTAATAGTATTAATTTAAGAGATACCACATCTGATGTTATTTATATTAAAGCAGGTGATAGTATTCGTCTTGTATTTTCACAAAATATGAATGGTGTTAATGGCGGAACATGGGGCTACCTATAATAAGCCTTTTAAAAAAGGCTTTACCCAAAAGAGCCTTTTAAAAAAGGCTTCACCCAAAAGCCATTGCATAGGCATCGCCCTTTTCACCCAAAAGAGCCTTTTAAAAAAGGCTTCACCCAAAAGCCATTGCATAGGCTTTTCACCCAAAAGCCATTGCATAGGCTTTTTTAATTCAAACAGAATTAAAAATATAAAGAGCATAAATATGGATATATATGTGGATTTCAAAAAATGACAAAATTATTTAATAATGATCATTTAATTATTAATGATATAAGGAAAATAATTCAAGATTTTGATAAAGATAGAAAAAAAATATACAAAAAATGACATTATTTTCATATAATAATAAATTTAAAATATTTTTTACAAAAAAATGCAATGAGCATATGGTGCATTTTTTATAAAAAAGCCATTGCATAGAGATCGCAAAAAAGCCTTTTAAAAAAGGCTTCACCCAAAAGCCATTGCACATTCTGTATTACAGAATCAAGCTTGTATACATTTATTTATAAAAGGATTTGATAAAATTTGATCGACTTTGTAAAAACGGTGACAGAGATGCGCAGTTGCAATCTATGCCATCAGCTATTTGATACTTAGCAATATAGTAATCATCACAGGTATAACATTTGTCTTCTATACAGGTTCTTTCTATATATTCTGTAATTTTATGTGTACCATCAATGTTGGTACATTTACAAGTGTAATAGAGATTAATATGGGCACATCTTGATGTACAATCAAGATTTGAGCATTCAATTAACTGTTTATTGTCTACTAAGTCTACAATTAACAAATAACACCCACTACAATGAGGGCAACCAGTATTGGCTAATTTTTCATGATCAATATCATTATCTGCTGTACAACAGTCTAGATAAAATTCGACATTATACCGAGAATTAAATTTTCGTCGATCAGCATTTCTTTTTTCCTGACTACTCCTAGCTTCCTCTTTGGTAGCAATATGTCTATTATAGGCATCCACAGAAATACTTGCAGTACTACTTGCAGAAATACTTGCAGAAATACTTGCAGTACTACTTGCAGAAATACTTGCAGTACTACTTGCAGTACTACTTGCAGAAATACTTGCGGTACTACTTGCGCTTTCAGTACTACTTGCAGTAACATCTGGACATAGGATATTTTTTATAGAAATTTGAATATATTTATATTCAAATTTTTTGAATTTATTATAATTAATAATATTATTTAAAATATTTATTATATCATCAATGCTTTTAGCTTGCAATTTATCGAATTTAGCCGCTTGTAATCCAGCTACCAGTAAGTTAATAAATGGTTGCTTTATCATTGCATCTTTGTCGTCTATATCCCAATATACTAAAATTTCATCACATTCAGTTAAAAGCTCTCTAATCGTTTCATTAGTATCACTATCAGCAATACCAGTTACGTATTCTATCGATGGTGGCCGCACGGCTTTTCTTTGCAGTTTTGTAGACATTTTTGTAGTTATTGGCGTATCGTTGACTTGGCTTATATATTTTTATCTATCAAATATGTTTTTTGGGTGAAGCCTTTTAAAAATTCAAACTCTATTTTTGGGTGAAGCCTTTTTTAAAAGGCTTTTTTGAATTAAAAATATGTATGTATCCATTTTTGAACTGCCTGTTTTTGTCTATAAATCATTTTTTTTCTAATTTGCTCATTCATATAATAGTAAAAGAATAAATATTTATTAATACCCTTAATGGTATTTATTATCATTTTATATGTTCCATTATAATATTTTTTTTGCAATGTAGAGCTGATATTTAAATTATTTGCCGAAATTAAATCATCCACTTTTCCATTTTTTACCATCTTATATATATTTAATAATTCTTCTCTTAATTTTGTAGTTATACCATTATAATTTTTACATACTATATATATCTCTGAACTTGTTAAATTCAATGAGGGTTTAAAATAAATAACATTTTTAAAATGCTGTAAAAGAGTTGTAACCATAAAAATGGATAGGGGTCTTGTTAGTGGTAAAAATACTTTCATTGCAGTAACTCCATTTGGCTGTAAACATAATAGCATAGTCATAAATTGGCAATAATTTATAAATTCAATTTCTGCCTCTTGTGCATTATAATTATTTGAAAAGCCAATTCCACAATCAGAAGTTATAAAATTATATAATTCCCTCTTACTCCTCTCTTCATAAGATAATATATTAGCAATACTTGTTATATCGCCAGTATTATCCTTACCATATAACCAACTATTAGGATTATTTTTAATATATCCATATGTATCATGCAATGCTGTATTGGTAGAATCTGGCCGCAATGTTTGGGCCTTCCAAACATATTTTAATTTATATTTATTGCAAAAATGGGTAAATGCTTGTATAAATTGACCAGGGGCTTCACATATATGAAATGCGGAAATTTTACTTAATGTTTTATAAAATTGATTATCTTCTAAAATTTCCAACATTTTAAAATATGCCTGAGATACTTTTTTATTTTTTATATGTATTTTTAATAATTTTGTTATTCGCAATAAATTATCTAATTCTTTAAATTCTTTAAAATTTATACGATCTAAATATGATTTATGGATAACTAATAAATTTTCAAAATTATTGTCATTATTTTGATCATTATCATTATTTAATTCAACTAATAATGACTTATCATAGTTCATATACATATCAATATGAGAATGATTAAATATTAAAGTAAATAAAGGCTTTATATTTAATAAATTAAATATCTGTAATGCCTTTATCTTTTCATTTTCTTGAATAAAATTTATAAAATTATCTCTTTCAATTTCTGTATTTAAGGCCTTAAACTCATTAATTAAATTTGTTACAGATTTAATTTCCATAGACCTATTCATTATAGATGTAGATATTAACATTTTTAATATATTTATAGTTTCTTCATTTTGAGTTTTAAATAATCTTATAGGGAATAAATCATTTGTTGGGATAGTGCCTGAATTTACAATATTTGTAAGTTTTGGATCAATATGCTTAAATAAATAATGTGTACAAATAACTTTATATGGTGTATTATTTGGAAATATGGGAGAATCCACTACAGTTTGAATAATTTCAACTCTATCAAAATAATATTGCAATAATGTAATTATATCTACCATAAATAAACTATTAAAAAATGGTATTAATATTATGACTAGGCTTGTTTTTTTTAATATATGGGACAAATTCAATATTGTCCTTAATAATTCCATAGAATAACATTCTGTATAGTCATAATTTTTAACTATACTCCATTTAAAACATGGGATATACACATAAACAATGTCATAAGTACTATCTTTTCTATCTGCTATCGTCTTTATTCGATCAAAAACCATTGTACCCTTTTTTGATAAATTATTTAATCTATATAACTGCAATAATTCATAATCATCAAACTCCATTGCCTCATATGTTTTTTCAGCGTTATCATTACCAATTCTTAAATATTTTAAATTTGGTAATAAAAAATGATGAAATTGAGTAAATATGCCAAAATTATTTGATATATTATTAAATACATCTATACGCATTTTATCAATATAATGTTTATATAGTTGAAATTGTGGCAATGAGTATAATTTTAACATATATGGATTATGTGTAGATAAACTTTTAAACATAAAAATTTGATAATTAACTAATGGATAAAATGCCCAAAACTCATTTAATACTACTACATCTGGCTCATCTACTAAATTTATAGCCTTAGATCCATAAATATCATCTACAGTGGCTGGCAATGTACTAACCTTATTAAATACTATTTGCAGCTTATTTACTATCTTATTACCTCCTTTTTTTATTGCATTATTATTGTTATTAAATATAGCATTACTAGTTATTTTATTAAATATAGCATTACTAGTTATTATAAATGCTAATAATAAAATTAATAAAATAAATAGTAAAGGTAAGATAATATTTATCATTACATAAAAGACTTTATATATATACATTTATTTTTTATACTAAATTTGATAATATATAATCATATAAATAAATATAATGGATATTAATACAAATATGACAGATACCTGTGGTAATACAAATTGTCAAATAGGAAAGGTGCAAGGGGATGCAAAGTTGCAGCCACAAGGTAATATGCAGTTGCCATCATGCGCCAAGTGCAAAAAAATAAAGTATTGCTCAAGAGATTGTCAAAAAGAACACTGGCCAGTGCATAAGCTAATATGTAAAAAGTCTATAGAATTAGTAAATCCAATAAATGATGCCAAAAGAGAAATAAGAAAAATAAAGGATCCTGTATTGCAAGCACAATCTAGATCATCTTTGCATAGATTATGTACAGAAAATCGAGATGATATTCTTGCCACTATGGCTCCAACACAGAATACACTCTCTGGTGAAGAATATTTTAAAAATAACTCACTAAGTGATATTAGAGATATTACTCAAAAAGAGCTGAGTTCATTATTGGCAGAAATAGAAAGACTAAATAAATGTAAACAAATATTAAATGATCAAAAATTAGAACTTGAGGATGTTATTGATAAATGTGCGAGGGAACTTGGTAGTGAATTTGATAGCGAATATATAAATAGATATTGTGCGCCTGAGCGGGAAGAATTAGATACAATAAATAGCAAAATTGCCAAGATAGACACCGCTATTGAATCATGCACTGATATGCATTGTCGAATGCGTATATTAATTTGCGATAGCTATACAGTACCAACACTATGTATTAAATGCAAAGGCGCAACTAAATTCAAAGATAATACTGTATATCGCTGTATCAAATGCAAAATGGCAATTTATTGTTCAATAGACTGTATGCGCGATGATCATATTGCACATCAACTGAGCTGTAAAAAAGTGTAAATGGTAATTAAATTTGATTATTTTTTTTTATATAGATAGACAGCTAAAAATATCTATATAATGAGTCAATTTAATAGTAGAATACGAAATGAGCTCCTTGGAGAGCATATATGCTATAATTGTAAAAAAAGTTTTACAATTATGACATTTATAAAATATATTAGATATATTTCTTCTAACTTTGAACAATGGTTAGAATCTTTTACAAAATATGATAATAGCAGTTCTGCATCTGTTGTTAGCAGCTCTGCATCTGTTGTTAGCAGTTCTGCATCTGTTGTTAGCAGTTCTGCATCTTTTTATACTGTTTTAACAAAAAAGACAAAGAAAACAAAGGGAGCACCACAAAGAAAAAAAACACGCGAAGAACTATTAGCTGAAGAGAAAGAGCTTGAAAAAGCAACTTGTTTACAGAATGTGAAAGATGCTGGAAAATATGTAAATGAATCTGATTTAGCTAAAATAGTTGAGAATTATACAAAAATAGCAAGTTTGATATCTCCCCTATTAGAGCAAAGGAGAGATGGAGATGCTTGCAAAGATGAAGATGCTTGCAAAGATGAAGATGAAGATGGTAGTTATTCCCTTGATGATGGTAATAATAGAATATTTTATGCAGATAGTGGCTACTGTTATGCAGATAGTAAAGTAAGCTTTATGTATTCCAATTCAGACATGCATGAAGATTATATGAGTTCTATACTCGGTAATATATTAAGTCTTGCAGAACTTAATAGCAGTCATGAAGATTTTTGCTGCAAGTGTCCTTCATGCTTTTTGTCAACCAAAAGTTGCTTTAGCCATGATACGCATAATTTTGTTAAATGCCGACAAGATGGCTGCAATACTCATATCTGTACAAGTAGAGAATGTGGTTGCATTTTTGATGCCAATCATTATTGCAGAGAGCATGAAAATTGATATACTTTTTAAAAAAAGTAAAGACTTTACCCAAATAAGCCTTTTTTACTAAACGTAGATTTTATACCATTCAGCAAATAAGACTTTTAAAAATTCAAATAATGTATTTTTTCTTAACGCATTTATATCCTCTCTTGACATTTCTGCATTTTCCTCTCTTTCTCTTTCTCTTTCCTCTCTTTCTTTTTTCATTTCTTCTCTTTCTTTTTTCATTTCTTCTATCCTTTGTGTTTCTTTTGCAAACACAGATGCTCTCTGTTGGGCATTTTCTTTTTCACTATGCATATGGGAGTTACTCTTTTTTTGTGCCTTTTTTTGTACTATGTGAATAAATTCTTTAAAATCTGTAGTGTATAATTCTCCCCCAATGCAATTTTTATATAATTCCTTTTGTTTAAGCGCTCCCTCCTTAGTATGTAGGGCAGTTTCTTGCATATTAATGCAAAGAGTTCCACATTCAACCATTAAGTATATATATTTTTTAATTATTTCATTTATAAAAATGCCACAATCAAATGAAATGTGCTCCTCTAGCCCTAATGTTATATAGTCAGTAATTAATGCACCTAATGCCATAATAAATACTACAAAATTTGGCCTGTCTAATGGGTATTCATCAATTTGATCACTAAGTATTTGTTGTCGCTTAAAAATGACTTCACTTTCTTTTTTAGCATTTTTATCAGATTTTAATATAGCTGCATACTTAATATCAACTTCATCACATAGCTTATCATATTCACGACTGATATAGAATTGGCGTGGCTTAATAATTTTTTTGCTATACATTATTAACAAATCTATATTATAATTTGATTTAGCCTGCATTTCTGTTTGATACAATAATGCAATAGACTCATCTTGAATTTCTTGTTTATATTCAGATCTAAGCGCTGGGGCATTTGGTAATAAGCTTTTAACTGAATTTGCAATATCTGGATGCTTTTTAGCACATATTTGTAACTCTGTTGCAATTTTTTGAAATACAGAATTGAAGCATTTGAATAATTTATCAAGTACGGCATTTGCAAGTTTATATAAATACATATTTGATGATGTCGCTAATTCGACACTGCCCGATGATACACTACTAATATCAGTATTGGCAGTAATATTCTTTGTTATTTGCAAATACCTTAGTATAATTTTTAAGATAATATCTTCTTTATCATCATTCATATCTTCAAAGGAATTTTCTGTATTAAATGCTAATAAAAGTGCTATATGTACACTGCCTTCTATTTCTTTTTTAATTATTTTTTTAATTTTTCTTAATATGGACATTATTGTAGCTTTACTAACAAATTAATACATTCAAATATCTAGATGCTTTTTTTAAAAAAAGGAATATAATATATTTGAAAAAAGAATAATATAAAATATAGAAAATGAAATATATTTATATTCGGCAACATTTGGCATATGGATTATATAATGCAGTCAAATTAGGATTAACTACATCAATTGCTAATAGAGATGCTACATATGCAACAGGAGAAATTATCAGAGGCGAGTTCTATCCAGTATTTAAAATTATTAAAAGTTACTTATCTTTAAAAGATATTGAGAGTAAATTAAAGCGCAAATATGATTATTTAAATATTAAAGAATTTAATGGTGGTACTGAATTTTTTAATATTCAAATTATTGATTTAATTGAAGAATTTTTTAAAGAAGAGGGTATTGGATATAAATCATTAACTAAAGAAGAAATTTCAAAATTATTGCATGTATATAAATCAGAGATAATACAACCAGAGATAATACAACCAGAGATAATACAACCAGAGATAATACAACCAGAACAGCCGCAACCAGAACAACCAGAGATAATACAGCCAGAGATAATACAACCAGAGCAGCTGCAGTCAGTAATACCACATCCTCAACATGAATGGATTGCAAGAGATTATCAAATAGAAGCCATTGAATATGGATTTAACCAATTAATGACAAATTCTAAATTTTATTTAGAATTGCCAACAGGTGGCGGTAAGTCATATATTACATATAATATTATGGCAGCGTGTATAGAAGACTTAGATTTAATTATTATTCAATCACCGAGAAAAATAGTAAATTCTCAAAATATATCAGATAAATATATACAATTAATTAATATTCAAAAAGAAAATATATTAAATTATTCATTAGACAATAATATTGATTCATTTTTAAAATCTAATACTAAATTAAAAATTATTATTGTATGCACTCAATCTATAAAATTAATATATAAGTACATTAAAGACTTAAAAATATTAATTTGGTTTGATGAGGCTCATTATGGGATAGAAAATTGGGTAAAAGAAGTGCTGCAAATTGATAGTGATGGGAAGCAGCAAATTAGTAGCGAAGGAAAGCAGCAAATTAGTAGCGAAGGGAAGCAGCAAATTAGTATCGAAGAAGTAGGACAAATTAATGCCAAGCAAATTAATGCCAAGCAAATTAATAATTTTTATCTCACCAATACAGAAAATATTAAATATCGTATATTCTCATCAGCATCTCCTGATAGATCATTTATTATTGAAAATTCTTCTATATTTGGTCAATTATATTCACCTACAACAGTTAAGCAATTAATTGCTGATAAGTGGCTTTGTCCAATATTGCCGCATATATATAAAAATAATATTGAAAATGTAAATATATGCACCTTTACATTAAATACATTTTCCAGTAAAGGGAGTAAATTTGGATTTAGTTTTCATAATTTACAAGAGCATGCATTTGAATTATTTTATCAGCATTACATTGAATATAAGGAAAATAGAACAACAATTAAGCCATTTTTATTAGTTGGGGATGATTTTTATTCTAAATTACTTAAAGATTTAACAGAAGAGGAAAAAGATAAGAGATCAGAACAAATACATAGAATAAAATTAATAGAATTAGATTATGATTATTTAGATATTGCTACATTTGAGGAACAATTTGAAGAAGAATATATTTCTTTTAATTTCTTAGAAAAAAATAAACTTAAAAGGGCAAAAAAGAGAAATATAAGACCAATTGCTGAAAGTAATAGGATAGGCAATCATTTGGCCTATGTTGTTGCAAAATATAGTATAGGGTATGATTTTAAATTATTAAATTTTATTGCATTTAATTGTCCAAAATTATCATTTAAGGATATCATTCAATGCATAGGAAGGGGCATCCGCCCTGACTGCTTGGGTATATATGGTAGCAATTTTTATAAAGAATTAATATTATTAATACCAATATTTTATAATAAATCTACAACATCTACATTGGAGAAATCTGATTACGAAAATATAATAGAAGTTATTGCATATCTACTTAGTGATAATGTTGGACTTACACCCTCGGAAATTAGGCAAATAGGTAGTGGTATGGGGAGATTAAAACAAATAGATACAGGTGCTGCATATACAGGAGAAGAAGATAATGAATCTATTCTATTAGATATAATGCAATATATTGGAAGATCAAATAAATCAATGACATACGACCAAGCAAAGTCAATATTAGCAGATAAGAATATAAAGAGTAAACAAGAATATAAAGATTTTTATATATCCTATAATTTACAATTTTATAAAAGCTCTGAATTGTTACCTACGGAGCCAAATACGATATTTGCAGATTTTAATTGGATTGACTATTTAAGTATTGAAAGAGGATTTAATGAAGGTCAATATTACACATTAGAGGACTGTCAAAAGCAAATTAAAAAAATAATGAAAGTGAGGCCAGAATTAAAAAATAATTTATTACAATTAAATAAACTTACCAAACAACTCTGTGAAATAAATATGCAATTTCCGCCATATGAATTTTGGGAGGATTATTATAAAATATCAATAAACTCCATTATTGATATTGAATTTTTATTTTCTGATTAAGTTCATTATAATATGTTGATATTTATCAAAATTTTGGTCTCAATTTTTTTTTAAAATATTTTTTAGGAACTTTTTTAGATTTGAAATTTTTATATCAATTTACTTTTTTGAGATACTTTTTTGATAATAAAATATGTAAAATACTAATGTATTATATATATAATAAGTATATTTATATAATATTTCTCAAAAAAGTAAAACAATTTTGAGAATTTTTATCAAATAATTTATATAATTTTGAGAATATGGCCTATATCTGTCCCATTTGTAATAAATCATTCACTACTAATGGCGGATTAAAAAGGCATAATGAAAAAAAAATACCATGTGTTATTATTAATTCTACTAATGATAAATTTAAATGTGATACATGTAATCATAATTTTACAACAAACCATAATTTAAGAAGGCATATTACAAATATATGTCCAATTATAAAAAATAAAAAGACAGAAGTACAAATTATGAAAGATGAAATAATTGAATTAAAAAATGCTATGGATGAATTGAAAAAAAATATTAATAACAATACTGCTATTAATAGTAATGGTAATGCTGCAATTAATAGTAATAATAATATTGCAATTAATAGTAATAATACAATAAATAATAATCAAAATATAACAATTAATATAACGCCATTTAGCCGTACTAAATTGACAGAAAAATGTATAATAGATCTATTTTTAGATGAATCTACTTCTGCTTGTGAATATAGCAAAATGGAACTTATGGATAAGGCAGATCAAAGAAAAGAAAGAACTAAAAATTTAATAAAATTATTATTCCTTGAATCTTTTGAAAAATCATTTTCTGATGATATTACTAATGTTAATGTATACTTAGCTGAAGATCGAGAGGATACAGCAAAAATATATCAAGAGAATAAAAAATGGCTCCCAAAATCAGTAATGAGTGTATTAAAGAAAGAATTTGATATTTTTATTAAAAAATGCAACGATATTAGCGGCCATATTAATTATCCTGATAATACGCCAATTGGTTATCAAAATAGTATAAATCAAGCAATTAGTATTCTTCGATCAATGCATGACAATGAGATAATTAAAGATGCAAAACCAGAATTTAATATCATATTAGAGGCAAATAGAGATAGGCTAAAAAATGAAAATATTATTTAATGGCCAAATTTTTATATTAAATATTTAATTATATTTGAATATACTATTTTTTTCCTTATATACTTTAATATATTTTATCAAGGAAAAAATACTTTAACAATGTCTTATAAATGCAATTTATGTAATAAAGATTTTAGGCAAAAAAAAGATCTAACAGATCATAAAAAAAGAAAATCGCCATGTATTTCATTAGAGGCAATGCAACAAAATTCTAATAATGCAATTACTGGCCTTTTACAATTAGAAACTAGAGATGAAATAGTTAGAGAAGGCCAAAGATCATTAAATAAAAATAGAATTATAAATATATTTAAAGCATGCTTAAACATATTAAGAGATGGTGAGGGGTTAACTGGAGAAAAAGCATTAAGGAATTTATCATATTTATTAACATTAAAATTAATTGAGCCACAAATTGGTACACAAATTGATATTGATAATTATGAATTTAAGACAATTATAAAAAATACGCCTGATGAAGATGATACTGAAGAAGAATTAAGCAATAAGCAAATAAGATTAAATTTATTTCAGCAATTAATACCATTGGTAAGATATTCTAATTTAAAAAATGTAGCAGATACAGATTTAGAAAATTCAATTAAAAAATTATGGGATGATATTTTAGCAGAGCATCCATCAACAAAAAATATATTTTTAAAAGATAAAAAATTTGATATAAAAAATAAATTAACATTTAGAGATTTATTTAAAAAATTAGATGAAATAGATATATCAAATAATGACTTTGATATATTAGGCGCATCATATGAAGAAGTTATTAAAGATATTATGGTAGGGAGGGTATTAGGCCAATATTTTACACAGCCATTGATAAAAAGATTAATGGTTGAGTTGTTAAATCCGCAACTTAGAGAAGATGGGACATTTGACACCATAGCAGATCCAACTATGGGAACAGGTGGATTTTTAATTAGTTATTTAAATGAAATGATTAAGCAATCAAAAGCGTTAAATATTCCACTAGATACTGAATTTATTAAATCCACAATATATGGCAAAGAAATTGAGCCAGATACCTATCAATTAGCAGTATCTAATATGTTAATATCATCTGGGTTAATGCTTGATGCATTAGAATGTGGTGATAGTATTAGAAAACCAATTACTAGAAAATTTGATAATATTTTGGCAAATCCACCATTTGGGATTAAGGGACTTAAGTATAATGGGTTTGATTTTATAGGAAAAGATGAATATATACCAATTAAATCTGATAATGCTGTTTCATTATTTATTCAAGCAATTATCAATATGCTCAAAATTGAAGGCAAATGTGCTATTGTATTACCAGATGGGCAAGATTTATTTTCAAAAAGCAATACGGCATTAGTTGCCATTAGAGAATATCTATTAAAAACTTGTGATGTAAAAGAAATTATTTATATGCCAAATAATAGTTTTACAAATACGGGGGTCAAAACATGTGTATGTTTCTTTATAAAGAAAAAAGAAGGCACTGAAGCAATTACTATTAATTCTAAAAAAGCAAAAGGTACAAATAGAGAACTAAAGAGAGAATATATATTTAATAAAGAACACTCTACTGAATCTATTAAATTCTATAATTCTGAAGTTGTTAAAGTATATGGAGAAAACAAATTAGAAAAAACTTTATTAATCGAAGTTCCAATTTCTGATATTGCAAAAAATTCATATTCTTTAAATTATGCTGAGTATATGGAAGGCGCAATTATAGAATACAATAATGAAATTGAAATTAAATTATTAGGAGAAATATGTAATTTCCAAAATGGATATGCATTTAAATCAGATAAATATGAAGAACAAAATGAAAATACAATTGGAATAGTTCAAATTAAATCAATTCAAAATAATATTGTTGATGAAAAAAAAATAACTGAATACATTAAAGAAAATAATAAATATAAGTTATTTGAAATACAAAAAGGTGATATATTAATAGGATTAACTGGTACATTTAAAATTGGTATTTATAATTTATTAAGCAAATCATATTTAAATCAGCGAGTTTGTAAAATTATTATTAAAAGTGATATTAATAAAATGTATATATATTATTGGTACATATATTTTGATATAGAATTGCAAATAGAACAAATGGCAAAGGGTACTGCACAGGCAAATATATCTACAACTGATATAGAGAATATCAAAATTCCAATTCCGTCATTAGGTCGCCAAAATGAGATTGTTGAATATTTAGATTTTATTCACAAGTCTATAGATTCAAGTAATCAGAAAATTGCAGAGCTAAAGCAATTAAATGCGTATTACTTAAATAATCAGACAAGATTTGGAAAAAATGAGATCAAAAAATTAGGTGAGGTATGCAAAATGGCAATTAAAGGAAATACTAACTCAAAACAAATTTCAAACACTGGAGAATATCCATTTTATAAAGCAAGTGTGTCAAATCCATCAGGGACTCATAATACATATTGTTTTAATGGTGAAGAATATTTATTATTTGTAAAATCTGGCGGAAATTCATCAAATCCATTAAGTCTATCTCATGGAATTGGAAAAATATATTTAGTTCATGGAAAATCTTCTGCAAATACAGAAGTTGTGCAATTAGTAAATAATGAACAAATATTGTTAAAATATTTATATTATTATTTAAAAAATGAACAATTAAATATTCAAAAATTAGCAAAATATTGTACAAATTTGGGGCATATAGATATGAATCAATTTAAAGATTTAAATATCCCGATTCCCCCATTAGATCAACAAACTAAAATTGTTCACTATTGCGAACAAAATGATTTATTAATTGCACAATTAGAGAATACAATTGAATCAAATAAAACCGCTGCAAAAGAGTTTTTAACTATGGTTATATCTTCAAGTGTAGAAGCTGTAAACGCAGCAGAAGCAATGGTGGATGTAGCAGCAACAGAAACTGTAAGCACAACAGAAGCTATAAACACAACAGAAGCTGCAAACACAGCAGAAAATTAAATATAATTATATAATTTTAATTTATTATTATTTTTTTTGTGAAGTTTTGACTTTGTCAATAAGTTTTAAAAAAGGTCTTTTGGGTGAACTTATTTTTTAATTTAAATAATTATTAATTTTATTATATATATAAAAAACAAAATGGGATTAGGTAATTCTAGAGAAATTAGTCGATTAACAAATGAAAGAGATACATGTAATAGAGAATTGACCACATTAAAAAGGAATAATAAATTAATCACTAATAGAGATAATTTAACTGCTAATATAGAAGAATTAACCACCAATAGAGATAAATTAAAATCAGAAATTTCTGAATTAACTAAATTAAACACTAATAAAGATGAATTAAAATCAGAAATTTCTAAATTATTACAAGATAAAAAAACACTATATTCTATAACTAATAATTTATATTCAGAAAATTCTGAATTAGAATCAAAAAAATCTGAATTGGTAGCCGATATAGAAAAATTAAATGATAGACTAGTTATATTACAAAGTCAATATACTGACTTAACATCAAAAATGGATAATTATATACAATCTAATACCATTGATGATGAAAATAAATTAATAGTAGGAGCAAGAGATGGCGAAAAGGTTGCAATATTATTAGGATCTTCACCTCTATTTTGGTATAGTAATACAAAATTTGATTATTTAGATGATAGGCAAAAGGTACCATTTTTATATGATAAAAATATTATTCAAAAAGTTACAGATATACAACAAAATAAAACAGAGACTGCCATTGCAGATTTAATAGAATATATAAAATCCAAATATGGTATAGATTTTACAGGCAATAATAATTATTCTTCTTCTATTAATGCCGATAATATTAATTCTTTAAACATTAGATGGATACCTAAAGGTAAACGATTTAATATTCATACCATAAATGATTCAGTAACATATGAAGATGTAGATATAGAAGAAGATAATTTTAGTTTTATTGCATAATATATCTTTATTAAAAAAAATAAATATAGTAGACAATTATTTAGAATAAATAACAATTATTTTATGTGACTAAAATCAGTCAAAATCAGTCAAAAACAATATCGACATCATCCCCTCTTTGCCTAGTTTGGGGGGGCATTAATTGTGTATCATCAATATCGACACCATCCCTTTCGCGCTTAGTGGATGGTGGAATTAATAACGCATCGCCGATATCGACACCATCCCTTTCGCACTTAGTGGATGGTGGCATTAATTGCGTATCTGCAATATCGACATCATCACCAATATCATCAATATTACTAGTATTATCATCTATTAGCAGATCGATTATACCAGCATATATAGCATCATCATGATCTGCAATAATTTTATTAATGAATTCTCTAGATAACTGCTTATACATATTATATCTGAAGAAGGTCCGCATGTCAGAAGATGTTATCAGTAATTTATGATAAGGTTTCCCGCTACTATCAACCTTTGATACTGTGTCTATAATATTGGCATCGGGAACACAAACTTTAAGAACACTTATTATCTGTGCAATTGTTATATCGTATTCGTTAAGTACTTTTATTAACATATGGATATATCCTCTTTCACAATATTTTATACTTATTAATAGGTTTACGCCCTTTCTCTCGGTATTAAATATCATACTATCTTTTAGAAGTAACTGCATATTCATACTTAGGCTATCCAACATTTCTTGATTAAAATTATCAAAGACATCAGAGTCATCATAATAAATGGATATCATATCACCTTTGATAATTATTTGCGTTTTTTCGATAAATATACTTTCTTCATCTTTAATAGCAGCAATACATGCTCCTTTAATCTGCTTTTTAGTAAATCGCTCTTCAATATTATCCTCTAGCATAATATCCATAGCTTTCATGATGTTATAACCTCTATAAGTTGTTAGATTTGTTCTAAAGCTGACGCTTATTTGCATGTTTGTTGTTCTTTTACCTATATTTAAATAACTATCAAATTTGATAGCTTTAATTCATTAAAAAACACACAGAATAATGCTAGCAAACCTATGCGTACAATGTGAAAAAAATGATGGACTACTTCTTTGTTCAAAATGTGGAACACCATATTGCTCAAAAAAATGCCAAAATCGTCATTGGAAAAAACATAAGGAACAATGTGGAAAAATTGTAGATAAACCTATTGAGCTAGTTAAGCAGGTAGAATTGGCAATGGGACTAAAAAGAGAATTAGAGTATAATGGGATAGATAGATCAAATGTGGATAAATTACTAGAAGGTATGTTTGAGCAATGTACTGAAAATATACGTACAATGTCCAGTGGCTATTCTTCAGGTCCTTGGAATCCAGATTATTCAGAATATACTGGCAAGTCCCTATGTACATTCAGAGATGTTTGCCAAGAACAAAAAAATGGATTGAATGTTGAATATGCCAAATATCAACGAGAAATAGCATCATTAAAAGTGCAAAGAGATGCAATAACTGCACAAAAAACGTATGCAGAGAGAGAACTTCAAAAAGGCTCAAGTGAAAGTCCACTATTGCTAGAAATTGATGAAAACTTAAAAAAAATAAATATAGAATTAAAAAGAATAAAAGATTTATCAAAACTAAATAGTAATACTAATCATAGTTTTGCTATATTGCTGCATAAACTCCATGCAATTCCAAAATGTCTTATTTGTGGTACTGATACAGATCCACCAAATACTGTGAAAATGTGTGAATGCAATGGTGCCAAATATTGCTCACAAGATTGCCAAACTGCTGATTGGGATACCCATAAAATGACTTGTGCGACATATAAAGCATAAAAACTACATAGTTTCTGCAATGTATAATAAATCATTAATTTTTTTTAATTCAATTGGGGTATTTAATTTAGAACTTAATATATTTATTACTTTTTGTAATTTATCTCTTGCATCATCATTTATTGTATCTTTATCTGTTACATCCTCCACTGGAATCTCATCTACTGGTGCAGGTTTAGGCTCTTTAAGAATCTCATCTACTGGTGCAGGTTTAGGCTCTTTAGGAATCTCATCTACAGACTCTTTAGGAATCTCAGATGTAGATTTAGGCTCTTTAGGAATCTCATCTACTGGTGCAGATATAGGCTCTTTAGACTTCTCAGATGCAGGCTCTTTAGGAATCTCATCTACTGGCTCAAGTATAGGCTCTTTAATCTTCTCAGATTTAGGCTTTTTAGGAATCTCATCTACTGGTGCAGGTACAGACCCTTTAGGCATCTCAAGTACAGGTGTGTGCACATATCTTCTATAAGATTTATGTAATTTATCATTTGGAAATATATCAATATTAATTAAATTTAAAGCTATGGCCTTTTCACATAAGCGCCTATTTGTCTCAGTGGATGTATCACAGCTAAAATGTGATCTATTATCTTTAATAGCAGATTTTATAGCATTAATATAAATATTTTCATTTTCTAAAGTAATATCTTTATTAAATGTAATACCTAATTTTTTTCCAATTTTTTTAGATTTAAATTTAATGCAATGGATGGTATAATTATGTGCACCATTATTTGTCCCCTTTAATGACTTATTTGCATATTTTCTATCATCTTTATATATTTCGACAATATCTCTTGGTAATGCAATATCTCTTGATAATTCACCATTATGATTAGAATACATAGTAATTGTAGAGATAATATCAATAGTATCTTCAAGGATATAGCCATCAGCTTCTTTTTCTCTTATAAAGTTTTCTATCCCATTTGATAAAGTAATTTTTTCCCATTTATTATTTTTTTGATCAAAGATATAAAATAAATTCTTTAAACAATAAATTTCTTCCTTAAATTCTTTACAAAAGCAATATATCTTTTTATGAATATTAAATGGCTCACACCTTTCATCAGTAAAATAATTATATTCTGGCTCAACTTGCTTGCCATTTACTATTATTCTACTACCTGCTCTTATATATTGAGAATATGTGTCTTTAATCCCATTTATTAGCTTCTCTGTTATAGCCTCCTGAGTGCATTTAGTATAGGCAGATGATTTGATATTTGTTAATGATATTGTAGACCCTTGTGTTAATTCTATGGCATCCATTAATGCTGCATCATATCCACATTGATGCTCTCTCACTTGCGTTAATTGATGTTCTCTCACTTGCGTTAATTGATGCTCTCTCACTTGCGTTAATTGATGCTCTCTTAAATATTCCTCTTCTGAAATTTGAGTAATGAATGAATTATAGGAATCATTTACATCTTTTTCCTCTGCCATTCTAATAAAATCAGCATCAATCTTATAGCACACATTTCTAACTTTAGTATAAACAGTTAAATTATTAGCAGTTGATATGGCCGCCGCTTTCATACCAATTCCAAATTCTGATGTCTCATCATCATTATCATGGCTTATATTTATATGACCCATATTAAATGGATTATATTCACCCTCTAATTCTAAATCAGCAAATCCATAATAAAAATTATCTTTTATATCTATGCGAAGTATATCGCCTTCTTCACTTACTCGAGTATAAATAATCACATCTACCTGCTTTTTAATTATATTATCAATAAACTCATTTATACTCTTCTCTAATGTATAATTAGAATGAGAATACTGCTTTCTTAATGCTCTAAAATGCGGTGCTCCAGACTTTATCATTGCTTATTTTTGATATATTCTATAAATAAGAGTATTCTAGTATTCAAATATATTTGAATATTGATATATAATATAATAAATATGGCAGACATTAATCTACATAAAGAAAGGAATTTACATAAAGCAAGGGGCTTTATATCTATTTTAAGGCAATGCATGAGGAGAATGAGAGCAAAAGAATGCTTAAAAAAGTATTTTCTTAAGTATATTTATAAAAAAAGACTAAAAAAGTATTTAAAATTGCAATTAGATAGGAAGCAAGTAAAAAGTTCTTACATGTGCCGAGCATATGATGTGCATTATATAGAGCACCCATTACATACATTAATTCCATATGAAGAACAAAATAACTATATTTCAAAAGAACTTAGGGATAAGTACAGACGGGGATTTTGGTCAGATTTAGAAGAAGAGCAGGTGCAAGTAGCCCCACCCCCTACATACTATAGTGGCAGGTATTTTACACAAGATCAAATAGATGATGGCGCATTTGTATATAGTGGTCGAAGTGTAACCTGTAGATATAGGGGAATGGACTATTGTGGTCTATTTGGACTTGGCCCTAGGGGGCATGCATATGATTCTTGTATTGGATGGTGCGGATCAAGGCATGATCCAGAAAATGAAAAATGCCACAATGTAGAAATAAGAGAGGCCATAATGACCATTGTATTAGTTATAAAAAGATGGATAAGAAATAAAATTTTACGAAAAAAAAGGAGACTTCCTTTACAAATTCTTCATAAGGAGTTATTTGATAAGTACTACCATTCTTCTTATGTGGAGGGTACTCAAAGTATTAAAAGTGGAAAAAATGCAATACAAGTTTTATTTTATAGCCGCTTTGTAAAGGGGCATATTATGCCCTATCTTTAATAATTAACTGGACCAAATGCGCCATATCCAGTACTAGATACTACACTTTTATATAATCCATAATATTTGCAGCCTAAATTTTCATTTTCATTATATAACATACCTTCTTCACAAGTATGACTAAGGCCAAAATCTCCATTTGCATAGTGCTCTGCTATATTTTTTATAGTATTAAAATCTACACAAACAGTCTTATCATTTGTAAATGCAATAAGAGAACTATCATTTACACATTTAGTATTCTTATTATTTGACCACTTAACTGGACCAAAGTTGCCATATCCAGTACTAGATACTACAGTATTATAATAACCAGAATATTTACATCCTAATTCTATAGGTATATGATAAGAAGTATTAAATTCTTTTTCTTCACAATTATAATGAATACCAAATTTACCATCTTGACCATATCCTTGCATTTCTTTTAAACTATTAAAATTTGCACAAAATGATTCATTTCCTGTAACGGCAATTACAGAACTAGCATTGGGACACTGATTATGATCATTATTACCAACATTGCCCGCAATTGGGCCAAATGCACCATATCCAGTACTAGATACTACACTTTTATATAATCCATAATATTTGCAGCCTAAATTTTCATTTTCATTTTCTATACAAGTATGATTAAGGCCAAAGTCTCCATTTGAATAGTGCTCTGCTATATTTTTTATACTATTAAACCCTACACAAACAGTCCTATCATATGTAAATGCAATAAGAGAACTATCATTTGCACATTTAGTACTCTTATTATTTGACCACTTAACTGGACCAAAGTTGCCATATCCAGTACTAGATACTATAGTATTATAATAACCAGAATATTTACATCCCAATTCTATAGATATATCATAAGAAGTATTTAATTGCTTTGCTTCACAATTATAATGAATACCAAATGCCCCATCTTGGTCATACACTTGCATTTCTTTTAAACTATTAAAATTTACACAAACCGATTGATTTTCTGTAATTGCAATAGCAGAACTAGCATTAGGGCACTGAATATGTACACCAGCACCAGCACCTGCACTAGCACCAGCACCTGCACTAGCACCAGCACCTGCACTAGCACCAGCACCTGCACCAGCACTAGCACCAGCACCTGCACTAGCACCAGCACTAGCACCTGCACTACCACCAGCACTAGCACTAGCACCAGCACCTGTACCTGCACTACCACTAGCACCTGTACCAGCACCAGCACCTGTACCTGTACTACCACTAGCACCTGTACCTGTACTACCACTAGCACCAGCACCAGCACCAGCACCAGCACCAGCACCAGCACTAGCACCTGCACCTGTACCAGTACCAGCACCTGCACCTGCACTACCACTAGCACCTGTACCAGCACCAGCACCTGTACCTGTACTACCACCAGCACCAGCACCAGCACCAGCACCAGCACCAGCACCAGCACCAGCACCAGCACCAGCACCAGATATATTATTTTTATGTATAGCTCTAGTAATATATACAATAGATATTATAATAATAGCAAAAAGAATTAAAAATCCAACAACTCTGCCCCAAAACCCAGTAGGGTATTTTTTTGGATGTGCCATAATTTCTTTAAATTTTGCCATTTTAAAAAAAAATATAAGTTTATTTTAAATAATATACTAAATATTATTTAAAATAAACTTATTAAATATTATAATTACATTATTTAAATTTAAGATAAATATCTTCAATTATTAATGGAATTAAATTACTATCATCTCCTCCAATATTATATTTACTACCTTTGCTTATTTTTATATGATTACCACATGCTATTTCATTTGTTAATATTTTAATTTTAACTTCTCTTAGTCGAATTTGAATTCTTTTAGATACTAATAATTTAATTGTATTTAATAATTTAGTAAATATTGTTGCGGCAATCTTTAAAAATTTAAATTTTTCATAATTATATTCAGTAATTAACATCTTTGACCATAATGGGTATGAAATTATTGCAGTATCTATATCTATAGAAGATGAGGATGAAAAAAGCGGCTCTAATAAACAACTAACTATTTTTTTTGCATTATCCCATAATAATTTTTTATTAATCTCGCCTCCATTAGTAGGGGTAAAAAATGTAACAATTAGCTTTTGTATGTCTTTTGCAAGTTCATATTCGGCAACTGCTATATCCAATAAAGATGGTGTATATGGTGGATAAAATATCAATTTAAATCTCTCATCAATACATAATAAATCTGCAATATTCCACCATATTTGCAAATCAGGATATTCCTCTATATGCATATTCCATGGTTTTGTTTTGCCAAAATAATGAATTGCTCTTTCCTCACCAGAGGGTACCCATTCATGCTTCCACATAGCTGCTGCGAATTTTTGATGGATGTGTGTAAAATCTATATTTTTATAAGAATATAATAATGATATTGCAGTTTCATCAGAGCCCGATATTGATCTTATAGTATTTCCTCCAAAATGCGCCATATTTTTACCATATACTGTCTGTGATTTGATTATATCTAATAATAAAGTATAATCTTCAATATTTGGCTCTAATAGTACCATAAATGCACCAACTGCAAATGTTGGCGATTTTTTTGTAAATATTGTATCTCTAATAATGCATGCTTTAATAGTTGCGCCATGTGGAATATCTCTATTCAATAACCATCTTTTATTACTTTTAATATACGGATTATATAGCGCTCCATGCTTTTGATAAGGAAATGCCCAAGGCTGAGAAAAACAACCAGCTGGTGCTCTTAATTCAAATAGCTCATCACAATTAGAAGTAAAGACCATATCAGCATCAAGTAGTATTACTTTATTATATTCTGTTAATGTTAGACAATTCCATTTTGTGAATGATTTATTAATCCAATGCTCATACATTTCTTTCTGCCTCTCTGATTTAAATTCTAATGTAGGGTGCTCAATTATAGGAACTATTACAATACTATCAAACACTTCATTATATATAGTTTCATTTTTCTGAAGTGTTTGCCAAATTTCCTCTGTTACCATTAGAATAATTGGATATTGTGTATGTTGCTCCTTTAATGATTTTGCACATACTAGTGCGCCTATTAAATACCCATCTTCAATATCCCCTATTACTAACATACACCAAGCATATTTTGTCGACATTTTAATAATATATATATAATACATATATATCTTTAGTTCAAATGTGCTATTTTTTAAGCTTTGCGGCTTTGCATATTTGATAATTAAAAATATAATAGTTGGGGCTGTATGTTAAGGCCATTTGAATGTAGTTGAGAATGTGGCGATATCACTCTTTGCTGCGAATAGTAATATCGCCACATTCTCAACTACATTCAAATGCCTATTGTTATCAATAAATTTTTCATTTACTTTTTCATTTACTTTTTCAAAAAAAGATCATACTGACATTAATAACATATAGACATGATATTTTTTTTTAAATTTTATTATATATATATATCTTTAGTTTAAATGTGCTATTTTTTAAGCTTTGCATATTTGATAATTAAAAATATAGTAGTTGGCCTACTATTACCAATATGTGGCCATTATGAATTGGTACATTGACCGAACCTATGTAGATATCTTATCTGTGTAGCTGTTTACTGCATATTTCCCTTTCTAGCATTTACCGAGAATAAATATATATGAATACCTAGACTTCGTAGATATGTTGTCTCGAGAACATCTACTGGAAAATTCACTACTGATCTTTCTCAGACTTTAGATATCGATTGCTGTTAGGTGATCTACTTTTTTACTTATATATTACTATTATGTCCAGAAAAATTTCCTAACTTATTCTCTTGTGCTTAGAATAAGTTTAGTAAGTTAAAACTATGTAATTTAATCTAAATAGATTAAATTACATAGTTTTAACTGCGGACGCTATAGTTATGCATAAAAGTAAAAAGTAGATCAGCTAACAGCAATCGATATCTAAAGTCTGAGAAAGACCATTAGTGAATTTTCCAATAGATGTTCTCGCAATAACATATCTATGAAGTATAGGTCTCCATATATATTTATTCTCGGTAAATGCTAGAAAGGGAAATATGCAGTAAACAGCTACACAAATAAGGTATCTACATAGGTTCGGTCAATGTACCAATCCATAATGGCTACATATCGATAACAGCAGAGAGTGGTTTTTATTAAATTTGATTTTCCTCCTATTTCATTACATTTATAAAAAACACCTGCCAGTTTTTTTTTTATAAATGTAATGAAATAGGGAAGGGGGGAAGGATAATATATATTTTTTTTTAAATTTGATTATATAATATTATATAATATATAAAAAAAATGGCTTTTAAGTTTTTTGAGCAATGCATTTATTATATGCTATTAGTACATCAATTATCTCAAGAGGTAAAGGATGAATTATGTCTATTTATTAAAACTAATAAAGATAAATTAAATTTAATAGCAGAATTTGATGATTTTAAAAAAAAAATGGAATATTGGAAAAAACTCTCTGATATTATACAAAAATATGAATTTGAGATATTTTTTAGAGAGCTTGAGCTAATAATTAGATTTTGCTTTTTAGCATCATCTGATAATAAATATATATCATTCTTTGATGCGGTGAGGGTTCATACCTTGGCACAAAATAAATTTAAAATTATTGATCTATTAGAATTTGAAAAAGTAAAATTATCACTTAGGCTTGATCAAATGCGTTTAGACTATTTATATAATATAAAATATTATTTATAATTATGCCAATATGCCACCATATGCAGAATATTGTATATATGGAATAGTAGCGCTATCGGTAGAGGAATTATTTTGCATATATATCGTAAAACCAGTAGTTGTTATACTACCTAATACACATAAAAAATTAAGGTTAGTTATCGGTAATTGAGATTCTGTATATTGTATATTAAATATTATATATTCTGGGGCTTCAATATATGGTGCTGTATAGTTATATGTTAATGTAACAAATGTAGTAGCAGATACAGAAGTACTAGTAGTAGCAGATGCTTGCCCTACCTGTGTAGGAGTATTTACACTAGTGGTGGCATCTGTCTTAGAATTATTTATTTCTCGTATTACTTCAGCCTCCAATAAATTTCTTGATAAATTTTTTGATAAAAAAGTAGCAGACATTTTTTTATAATTTATTATATATAAAAAATTATTTATTTTTTTTTAATATTATATTTTAAATCTGGAATAAAATGGATTATCTTTATCCATAGATGTTCCATCGCTCTTTACCTGCTCACATAATTCAAATAACGCATCAGATCCAAATCTAAATTTTTTTGGAAATGGAAATTGGCAATGATAAAATTGTTGATGTGTATCATCTTCTCTTATATATGCCAATTTTCTATGCCCTTTAAATAATACTGGAGCCATTTCTCCAACAAGTCCCCTTAATGGCTTAGAGAATTGATTAGATGATCTTTCAAAATTACTTGTACAAACAATAGATTCTGTAAAAAAACTAATAAATGCATTTTTTCTCAAATTTGTTGGCAAATCGGTATCATCTTGGCAAGAAATAATTACAGTTATAAAACTATGCCGATTTTGATAAAATAACATTCTAAAAATTTCTTTATTAAAAAATGGCTTTAATTGCGCAGAGCAATCATCGAATATGAGTAGAAGCCGAGGGTTAAAATTTAAATAATAAAGGCTATACTTCTCATCCTCAGTAAGGTGCTTTTGTTTCCATAATTCTCTATAATGGGGACTTATATATTTCTTATATAATAGGGTAAGCATTTTTTTAAACTTTTCATTAATCTCTTTTATCTTCTCATCGCGCTTTCCCGGATCATTCATATATTGCTTTTTAATTTTTTCAACTGTATGATTTTTTTCACTATTAATTCTATCTATATGGCGCATAGCATCTCTTCTGGTATCTTTAGGAAGTTTATTAAATAGATCTAATAATATTTTAATACTATTTGCTCTAGTATAAATAGCGGCCATCATTTCTTGGCGCTTCCAAACAGCTTCTAAAAATCGCAAACCACCCTTTGCGCCATCATCTTTTTTTGGATTTTTTGGATCTGCTAAATATAATCGGTAATGAATAAATGGTGAATCTACAAAGCCCTCATATGATCGATTTGAGGGCTCACTAGGGGCTATTATTATTACCTGTTCTATAAAAGTATCTACTGTTTTCATAATATGTTTTATAATTACAGTCTTTCCTGTTTTACTTGGTCCATATATCGCAATAGTTTTATCAATAAATAATGACTGAGATACTTTTAATTCTGGAACTGTTTTACCAGATTCTAATACCAAGTCTTTAAATTTATTTAAATCTGACATTTTTTAAATAAAAGTTTATTATATCTATATATTTTTTAAACTTAATTTATTATATTTGATAATTAGTATAGTAAATTTAAAAAAAATGAAAAAAAATCCCGAAGTAATGGTATTTAGAAAAACTGCAGATGGGCTCAAGCCTATAAGTATTAAAGATGCAGGCGGTATTAAGCATGTTATGGAGCAAATTAAAACCGCTATTCCTATACCCATAGCAATAGATAATAATAGTAAGTCTAATAAGGATAGTAAGGATAGTAAGTCTAATAAGGATAGTAAGGGTAGTAATAGTAAGTCTAATAAGGATAGTAAGGGTAGTAATAGTAAGTCTAATAAGGATAGTACATATAATAATAGTAAGTCTAATAAGGATAGTACATATAATAAAGGTAGTAAAGATATTAAAAAAAATATAGCAATTAAACTTAACCGGATACAATTTATTTATACATATTTAACTGATGATACTTTAATTGATTTTTTGTTAGAGACTAATCATGATTTTACAATTTATTATAATGATGGAAGGAGAGTAGATATAGAAGAAATTGCAATGTATTATAAACCAGGAGATTGCGACTGTATACACTGCAGAAAGGTAGTAATTAATGAAGATCCAGATATTTTAGATAAAATGACTAGTAAGTGCTATATAGAATTAAAATTAGATGCTGAAATATTAAATATCATTGCAGAAAAACAATTTAAAATTCTTGAAATTGTGTCAAATATAATTGTCCCATTGCCGAGCTCTATTCCATCATATCCTACATTCTTGCCACCATTACCAATATTATCGCAATTGCCACCATTGCCGCCAACATTGCTGCCAATAATGCCACCATTAGCAACTGCAAATTTGATAGATTTAACAAATACATTGTATTAATACATTTAATACATTGTATTAATACATTTAATACATTGTATTAATACATTTAATACATTATATTAATACATTTAATACATTGTATTAATACATTTAATACATTATATTATATCTGATGTAGCAACCATCTGCATCAAATGTAATATCTTGGCAACATATTGAGCATGTTTTATCTTCACATATTGAACAACTGAATATTGGTGATGGTAAATTAAGCATTAATTCATTTAATGCTTTATTTTTTTGATCTTGTTCAGAAATCACTCTCATTATAGTAAATAAGAATAGTGGAGAAATTTTCAAACACCTATGTGCAGGTGGCTGAATAATAAAATCAAAATCAATAAAACTTAATATATTTTTTATAATATCTATATTTAGTAAACTAATTGTACTAATTGTACTAACTGTACTAACTGTGTCAACTGCACTAACTGTACTAACTCTAATAATCGCCATCATACAAAATTGATAAAATTTTATTGCAATTATTTTATGCAAATTTAAATAAATATCTGTGGATATTTTTGTCAAAATAATTGTATTATTATAAATATTTTTAAATAGATATAGTTCAAGCTTAATTCTATTATTAAATGTTAATATAAATACCTCATCCGACGCCCTATAATCAATTATTGCACCTAAATGCTTTCTAAATTGTTTTACCATATAACTTCGTAAATATCTCGTATCTTGTAATAGTGCGCCATATTGTGGAGGGACTAATGCTGCAAAATAACTCATTTTTTTTAACTAATATATATAAAATATTCAAATATATTTGATTTATATATTTATATATTATATGTATTATAATGAATAGCAGTAGATATTTAGATGCACTTGTACATAATGCCAATGTTGGGAATTTTTATGCATTTAATGCATTAATTAAAGATTTTCATAAATTAGATTTTGAAAATAAAGAAACATGGACTTTAATATTGCATATGATAAGTGGAATTATTATAGGTACGGCGCCATCTTGTGATATATATGATACAATTATTAGATTATTAGAAGTATATTGTCCAGATAAAATCCCATCTATTATTAATACTCCATTTGCTATAGGAGAATCAACTAATATTAAAATTATACAAATAGTTACCCAATTTATTAATGCAAGTGGTAATTATATTGATGGTTTAGATATTAAAATTGAAATTACTGACGATGAAGAAACAATAAATAAAAAAAGAGAAATTAAAATTGATGAAACATTATTAGTTAGGCTTAAAATATTTAAAACATTAATATTATATGGGGCTGATATATATAATATAGTGCCATACAATATCGGAGATAGTCCCGTATCTTATAATTTGTCTCCCATTGAATCACTAATTATTAATATTCACGCATTATTATATAAAAAAAATAAAGATCCTACAAAATATGTTAATTTGGAAAAGGCACTTAATTTTTCATATGATATAATCTCATATTTAATTGAAAAAAATTATGATATGATGGATATGATTAAGCATATATCTTCTGGAATTAAATATATTTTATATAGTGAACAATTTATATCATTAGTGATTAATTATATACTTGATAAAAATATATTAAATGCCGTTATTAATGTAGCACTTATAGAATATTACTTTCTTGTGGGCGTATTAGTTGCATATATAAATGGTGATATTGAGCATAATATATTATTAAATATTTTATATAATGATGGTATAAAAATTAATCATTTTTTATATAAAGATAGTAGCAATATTGTATTAAAATTATTAATTAATGCCGAAAGTATCGCATTATTAAGTGCTAAAAGTATTGCATTATCATCAAATAAATTTAAAATAATAAATTCTTTTATAACAATATTAAATAACACTGATATAGCAATAAATTTTAATGAATATCCTCTTTTATTAAATTGGTTATTAGAGCTTGAAAATATAACCATCATTGAAAAATTATTACCCAAAGGGCTATTTTTAAAAGATGATATCTTAATGGATATATTTGCGCGATCTATCATATTACTTGATGAGAGCAGATTATACTGCTTTAAAGTAATAAAGGCAATATTACCTTATTGTAGTATTAGACATTTTGGCGGAAGCAGAAATATAATTTCTATACTAGCCCCAAATAAGAATAAAAATTTAAATTATTCAGATCTTTATAAAAGACTATCTATAAGAAAAAAAGAATTAGTTGCCCCTCTTCTTGTAACGGCAAGAATTCTTGATAAAAAAAATATTGAAGAGGCGGCTGTTAAAGAAGAAATAATTGAAAAAGAAGAACTACTTGAAAAAGAAGAACTACTTGAAAAAGAAGAACTACTTGAAAAAGCTACTGCTAAGAAAAAAAATAAAAAGCTAAAAAAGAAATCTTTAAAAAATGCGGAGGTAATAGTTGTGGCGCAAAAAGAGACAATAGTAACTACAGAGGAGATAATACTGCCAGAGGTGGTAATAGTTGCTGTAGAGACAACAATAGCAAATACATCACATGTAAGCACAGTGATTAAGGCAGTAGATGCAATGCTTGAACTAACAAAAATTGCAACAGATGAAGAAGTAGGCAAAATTTATAATTCTATGGCAACTTTATGTAAGTTGGTAACAGATAGGCATACTACACCATCGCTTATGACCACTTCTGCCCCTATGACTACTGCTGCTCCTATGACTACTACCATCGTCACCAAACAAGAAGAAAATGAACATAGAAAATTAGCAATACATCAAAAAAAAATAGCAAAAAGAAGAGAAAAATTAACTAATTTTAATTGTATTTTATCTGAATTATATAGAATAGTTGCAGGAGTAATTATAAATAATTTTGATAATAATATTAGATTTGTAATAATAAGCGGCGATAATGACTATACCGCCACAGATATGCAATTTTGTTTAATATTTGAAACTAGTAATTCTGTGCATATTGAGCCCCTTATAGATGGACTTGAAGAAATATTCCAAAATGTGGAATTTAGCTCAATGGAAATTAATATGAAAACATACCCAATTGCAGATTATCCAAGTATTCAAATAAAATTATTATTATGCAATGCGCATTCTAAATTATTTGATGATAATAATATCTTAATTTCTGCACGTAGTGTTAACAATACTCAAATTTTAAATTATTTAAATATGCAAAAAATCTCTGAATATAAAACATTATTTGTTGATAATGCATCAATATCCGCAACATATCCAATATTATCCACACATATGGCAATTTTATATCAAATTGATAATATTGTTAGTGGCGTACTATTGGGTAGGTGTAGATATGATATAGCTTTATATGGATCTTATGGGTTTGGTGCGGCGCTTAGTACTTCAGATATAGATATATGCATATTGATTGAATCAATCCCTATGGGTGGTAGTGGTTATATTACAGAGTTAATAACTGCATTTAGTAATGGCGGTTTTGCCAGTAATGCATCTACATTCAATAATATTAAATTCATTCCTTCTGGATTTAAATCCCCAAATCTTATAATGATGGATACGGCACTATATCATATTGATTTAGCATTTTCAGATGTACAGCCCATTGTATTTAATTCTTGTGATGATGGTAATATTTTAGAATTTTTAAATAATAAATATATTGAATTAAGTCCAGTTGAATATAGCTATTTATTTGTTGATCAGCCCTCAGTATGTGCATCATATGCATTATTGCTTGGATATCATATAATGAGTATTGTCCCTAATTTACAAATATATATTGATGCATTAATTCAAATTAAAATAAATTCCATTGAGCAGAAAATATATGGATCAAATACTGGATATCTAAATGGTTCTACATTGGCAATTATGGTATTATATGTGTATATGACCGTAAGTAGTAGTGCAAGTACCGTAAGTACTACAAGTACTGTTAGTACTGTAAGTAGTAGTGCAAGTAGTGTAAGTAGTAGTGCAAGTACTGTAAGTGCTACTGCGGACGATTCTGGTAGTATAATAATGGAATTTTATAGAATATTTAGTGATTGGGATTGGGCATCGTATGGACTTATTATTAATAGTAAGCATCCTCCATTAAAATTAAGTAAATTAGAAATATGTCAAGTGACAAACGATACTTCTATAAAATTTACTATGCTTGTAGATACATATGGTGCATGCTCATCTTGCACAGTATGGCCAGATACTCTTTATCAGATACAAAGAGTATTTAGATTACACTGCTTAGGGTTTGTGGCATACCCTTCTACAGTATCTAAGTTAGTAATTAATGGAAATTTTAGCGAGCGAGGACTTGCCAAAAAAATACAAATGATTACAAAGGCATTTCATAGAAATATTTATTGTGATTATAATACCTACAGCCATTATGGTAGTACATTATTAATATATCCAGAACCTTGCATTGAAGGAATTGTTATTTGTGTAAATGTGGCAAATTTCTTTACTGGATTAAATTATAATAAATTTTTAGCTATTGCAAATGGAGTAATTTCAAATGAATCTACATATTGGTAAATAGATCTATTATTTATATTTTTTTATATAATATATAATATACAAAAATGAATTATATTCAATTTATAGTATTATTAGTTATACTTTTAATACTATTATCTATTAATATAGTTGTACAATGCAAAAATAATATATTTATAGGTGGGATGGAAAGAGAAGTTGCTAAAGTGCAAATATATTATATGCCAGATGATCAAATAATAAAAAAAGTATTACTATCTCTATCTATTGAAGATTTAGGCAAATTAATTACTTGTGAACAGATAAAATCTATAAAAGATGAATTAGATAATAAAATATTACAATTAGCTAAAGAAATATTAACTACCACTACAGAAGAAGCTTTAGTGCCCACCACTACAGAAGAAGCTTTAGTGCCCACCACTACAGAAGAAGCGTTAGCGCCCACCACTACAGAAGAAGCAAATTCTGATATAGAAGAAGAAATAATATATCAAAATATAATTTTTTGCAAACAATCTAAGTTTGATTTAGAGAAATTTAATACAATTAATAATATTCCTATATATCATATAACAATGAATGGATCTAAGTATTTTTTCAATGTAGAGATTATATATAAATATATAATTATTTTATTAAATGACAACAAATATTATATATTAAAAGTTAATGGATCAAGTATAGATTTAACTATAGAGAATATAATTGATATCTATAATATATTAACACAGGGTGTACCTATTTTTAAGATTAAACAAAATTTAAGAACGCAATATAATATATTATATTTTACTTATAGTGGGTTTCAAGTATTTCTAATTTTAGATAATGCAAAAGAAAAACTCTTAGAATTAAATGAAAAATTGATAAAAAAATGTGGTGATGTATTAAGTTTAGAATTAGATTATGTATATAATATGCATCCTCCAAATAATATAATGCATACATTTGGTATGGCATTTCCAAAATCATTAGTATTATGCCTAAATCATGCAGATGGGTGTATTTCTTCTATTACAATTTCAATAAAAGATGATAAAATATCTATAGATTCTGGAACAGCTGAAAAATTTCAGTTTAAAAAATATAATAAATTATTGAGATGTATTGTTATAATAATATCTAAACTTATATCCCCTGCAGCTACAGAATTAGTGAGTAGCGCAATTAATCCAATATCGGCATATTTGATGATTAATACATTTAATGGATTTATTCCTCAAAATGGTGAAAAAAATGATATGTTTTTTAAGTTTTTAAAAACAAAAAATATTGATGATATTTATAGTCTTAAAGAAAATATGATATCTATATTTAAACAATATAAGAAGGTAAATAATAATTTTATGTTAACTATTCAAGTCGATTTAACTCATAAAAATATAGAGTTTGCAGAATATAAATTTGATACTATATTAACTGAATTGTTATGTAATTAAAACCAATATTCTTCTATTGTATCTGCCAAATGATTATTCATTTTTAAAAATAATGATGATAATTCATCAGGCGATTTTGTGCTGAGATAATTTATTACATCTGCAAATTTATAATTATCATATTTCATAAATAAATATGCACATACTATAGCAACTGGATAACATAATCCTTTATAATTTTTAGATCTGGTAATATTTTCATCATTATCACATACAAGTCCATCAGCATAACTCTGTATTGCTATATTTATTGGAGAAATTTTTATATTTTCTACTTCCCATGAATATGCTATATGTTCATTAGCCAAATCTATATCACCTATAATTATTGATTTTGCTCTACCATTATATACATATAAATCATCTGAATCTTTATCTTTGTATATTATATATGCATGGGGCTCTGCTGCTTTTTTTCTAAACATAATAGGCGCCCCATATAATGCGCAAAATTTATTTTCCTTTGTGGTACTTCTCTTTAAATTTTTCAATACTTTTATATAAACTTCTTTATACCTCCCTATTGCCTCCATAGGATTTGATGTATTAATTTTTGACATATCTTGTATAGTTTGATATGTATATGAGCATATTACATCCATATTTGGATTATTCCAATTCCAATCATATAAATGTATTTTTTCTAAAAATGTTGAACATAGTCTATTTTCCCACATTCTATCATCAGTTAATTCATTTTCAGATGATGATTTTAATATAACATTAAGATCATAATATGCACTATCTAAATCTAGTAATTTAATATATGTATTAATGGCTTTTTTATAGGATGTCCATTGGTGAAAAGTTTCATAATTATGATTTACTCCTATCTCGGCAATTGGCATATCTTGCCGAATATAAGACTGTTTTTCTCCTCGTGTTAACATTCTGTCATATTCTCTTTGAGGTGTATATATAACTGTAATAAAAAATGGAATATATATGAATTCTAGATCTTCATCTATTAGATTTGTTATTGTATAATATGGCCATAATATAGCTGGATCAATTAACCATTTAGGTCCACTACTTTTGTCGTTTTCGTCATAATTGTCATTTTGCCCAATTAGCTCAAATATGTATATATTTGTAGATGTAAAAAAGATATTATCTTTCATTTCTTTTCTAAAAAAAGTTGTTTGTCCAGATCCAAAACAAATACATTTACTCATAAAAAATGCATTATATTCTGTAAATAATTTATAGGCTAAAAATAGCATAAGAGAACACCCCATTGAATGTCCACAAAAAATATACATTCCAGTATAATTGTTTTCATCCTCTAATAATAAATAAATTAATTCATTCATAGCTGCTTGCCATTTTGGGGCATCTTCAACCATTTTTATATTAATAGCTATACCTGTGTGGAATAATATATATCGAACATTTGTTTTTGATGATATTATTAATGAATATCGCCAATAATGATTGCTATTTTTACTATTAAGACCACTATATTTACTACCATTATTATAGCCATATACAATTTTATATTCTGTATCATATGCTCTTGATTTTATTATTTTTGATAATTCAGCATCAAAAATATTATATCGCTTGAATCTAGATAATGAATAACATTTGGAGTGACCATTCTTAGGTTGATAATATCTACAATGTTTTTTTCCTATAGGGAGTTTGTTTATAAAACAGTCATTTGCTTCGACTTTCTCACATTCATCATTTTTCATATCTGATATAAATTCTTTACTTGGTGTTTGAGCAATTATATCATATATATCAACCCATTCTTTCATATATTCTTTTATAGTGTCTTCTTTAATATATTCGGCTAATTGTATTATTTTTATATCTAATTCATTTGCACTAGTTTTTTCTTTTTTGCATTTAATTAATTTGCATAAATCGCTATAAGATAGAAGTAGCAATGCATTTATTATTATTTGGTCATCTGGTATAGAATGGGTAGATAGATCATATTCTGTAGATTTCTCTTCTATATCTTCATTCCCCATTCCACCCATATATGATAATTTATTAGAACATAATATAATAATATTTGCTATAATCAATATTAAAATAAGTATTAATAACAAAATTAAAATATTTATATACATATTGGTAAATAGATCTATTATTTATATTTTTTTTTACTTTATTTAAATATTTATTTAAATACAAGTTTACTATATTATATATTTTAAATAAAATGACAACTATATGCTTATGTATGATTGTAAAAAATGAGTCAAAAGTACTAAAACGACTATTTGATAGCATTGTGGATATAATAGATTGTTATTGCATATGTGATACAGGCTCAACTGATGATACAATCTCGATTATCGAAAGCCATTTTAAAGAAAAAAATATTTCTGGAAAAGTAGTTAAAGAGGAGTTTAAGGATTTTTCACATAATAGAAACATTGCACTAAATGCTGCTAATGGTATGTCAGATTATATTTTATTATTAGATGCTGATATGGTAATAAAAATGCATAGCAATTTTAAAGAAGTATTAAAAACAGAATTTGATGAATTTAAAATATTACAAGGAAATGATGAATATAATTATCCAAATACGAGAATTATTAGAAATAATGGTACATATAAATATCATGGAGTAACGCATGAATATGTTATTGGTCCACCTACTGCAAAGGGTATTAATATTGCAAAAGATATTATTTTTATAATAGATATTGGAGATGGAGGCGCAAAGAGAGATAAATTTGAGAGAGATATTAAATTATTAACGCAAGGTATTATCGATGAGCCTAATAATACAAGATATTATTTTTATTTAGGAAATAGTTATTTGGATATACATAATAATGATCTCGCAATAGAGGTATATAAAAAAGTACTTGAATTAAATGGATGGGAACAAGAAAAATATGTATCCTGTTTAAGAATTTATGAAGCATATTTGAGAAAAAATGAAGAAGAAAATGGACTCCCTTATTTAATTTTATCACAAAAGCTTGATAATAAAAGAATAGAAGGCATTTATAGATTAATTAGATATTACAGCACTCGACAAATGGATATCGTCTCATATACTTATTATAGCTTAATTCAAACTTATTATGAAACTGAATTTTTATCAAATGACTCTAATATAAAATATGATCAAGCAATCCATTTTAAATTATTTACTAATGCTATAGAATATAAATATTTATTGCCATATTATATGATAATTGTGAGTAATAAAATAAAAATGCCAAAAATTGGAATACGTATGTATGAAATTATTTTTAGTTTAAAATATATCGATGCGGGGGAATTATGCGCAAATAATATTATTTTTAATTTGCAATTTTTTATAGATGAAATTGATAGAGAGAATTTGCCAAATTTTTATACACTATATACTAATTATCTAAAATTATTAACAGAAAAATTTAATATTACCTATAAAGAATTATTGCAGCTATATGAGACAAAATTAACTAACACTATTAAAGATAATGAACTTAAAGATAATTTAATTGTTGAAAATCCAGATGTAATAGTTGCAAATGCAATTATTAAAGCAGATTTAAATATTGGAAAGCCCATAAAGCATAAAAAAGGTCATAATCATAATAAATTTATTCTTACATTAATGATAAAAAATGAATCTAAAATTATTGAAAGATGTATAGGAAATGTAATTCAACATATAGATGCGATTAGTATTTTGGATACAGGCTCAACAGATACCACTATAGAAGTTTGTAATAATATATTAATAAAATATGGTAAGCCATTTAATATTATGGTAGAGCCTTTTAAAAATTTTGGATATAATAGGTCAGTGGCGTTTACAAATGCAAAAAATTTTTGTATAGATTTGCAATGGGATCTTGATAAAACATATGCAATGGTGCTTGATGCTGATATGATTTTAAAAGTATCTGATGAATTTAAAGATTTTGAATTAACTCAAAATGGATATCAAATTATTCAAAAAAATAGTAGAATTACATACTATAATGTAAGAATGATGAAATTTCAGCATGATTGGAAATGCACTGGAGCTACTCATGAATATTGGGATGGTGGATCAGTAGAGAAACTACCACAAGAACTAATTCATATTCATGATATTAATGATGGTGGGTGTAAATCTGATAAAGCTGAAAGAGATATTAGACTCCTTAAAGAAGATATTGCTGAAGATAAAAATATGGCCAGATCGCATTTTTATTTAGCACAGACTTATAAAGATACTGGACAATTCTCCACCGCAATAGAATATTATAAAAAGCGAATAGAACTTGGGGGATGGTATGAAGAAATATGGTATTCGCATTACCAACTTGGAAAATGCTACAAAGAACTTAATCAGGTGCATGATATGGAATATTGGATGAATAAGGCATTTGATATAAATTCTAAAAGAGCTGAGCCTATCTATTTTTTAGTAAATTATTTTAGAATTATATCTCGACATCATAAAGCATATCATTATTATTTGAAAGGTAAGGATATACCATATCCAGAAAATGAGCTATTATTTGTTGAACATAATATATATAATGGAATGTTTGAATATGAAAATACTATATTAGCCTGTTATCTATGCAAAAGTAGACAAGATGGATTATCTGATATTGTATCTTATATTAATAAATATCCCTTTCACTTAAATAATGTATGGGATAATTTACATTATTATGTAGAGAGTTTAAATTCATCATATACTAAATATAATTTCCCACTATTTGATGAATATGCAGCATCATCATGCTCAATTATTAATTATAATGGCTCCAATATATTAAATATTCGGCTTGTTAATTATTCTATTGATGAGCAGGGCTGTTATCATATGAGATCGGCAGATGGCAAAGTTAGGACAAAAAATGCAGTTATACTCTTAGATGATAATTACTTACCTATTACCAATGCGGAACTTATAGAAGAAGACTATAATAGATATGATAGCAATATTGAAGGATTGGAAGATGTGCGACTATTTTTATTTAAGGATGAAATCCACTTCACGGCAACTTCAAAAAATATTACTAATGATGATCATATTGTTATTGCTATGGGAAAGTATTCATATAATGATAAAAAAATATATAATGTATGCGCAATTGAACCTCCAAGACCATCTCGATGTGAAAAAAATTGGATATTTATACCGGAAGTGGCGGAAGTGGCGGAAGTGGCGGAAGTGGCGGAAATAGCAGAGGTGATAGAGGAAGTGGCGGAAGTAGCAGAGGCGACAAATATGACAAAAATATCAGAGGCGACAGAGGGAGAAAATACAACAACAATGAACTTTATTTATGGATGGCACCCTTTAGAAATTGGAAGTATTAAAGATAATAAATTAACCCTCCATACTAAATATGATACTCCAGTAATTTTTAGCCGATTTCGTGGATCTAGCCCAATTGTTGAATATAATAATAAATTTTGGGCTGTTGTGCATTTTGTAAGATATACAACTCCAAGAGTGTATTACCACTCTGTTGTAGTATTTGACAAAAAAATGAAGCCTGAGCAATATAGCTTACCATTTTGCTTTAGACAGACTAAGATAGAATATTGTCTTGGATTTCATATAAGGGAAGGCAATGGATGCTTTATATTCTCAGAAAATGATTCAAGCCCAGGCTTTATTACTATGCCATTATCTGCATTAAAGATGGTAAATGTTTAATTATCTCTGCAATAATTTTCAAAAGATAAAGGATAATACCCACTATTTTCATATAATTGATGTTTAGCTGTCATAAAATCTGGAAAGGTTAGTGGCATAATTTTACTATTATTTTTATGCATAAATTCTCCAATAAGCTTTTTTCTTATATTACTATCATTTATGCCCAAATTCATCATAATTTCACCATTTGAGGGTGGAGCACTAGTTTCTGCTTCTTTTTTTCGTCCCTCGTCTGCAAAGAAATTAGCGCTTTTAAATTCATCTTGCTGTTTACGCTCTTCTAATTCTGCCGCCGCTTCTGTTTCTTCTTTCTGCAGTCTTTGTGCAAGGTTTAGACTATTGGCCTCTTGTGCATCTTCTATTAAAGAAGTTAATTCATCATATTTTTTTAATAATTTATCTTTAATTTGTCTAATGGATTTCTTTATTTCTACTCCTCTTGTTACCGCTACTTCATATTGATTGGGATTGTTAAGAAAAATGTTTTTATTATATTTGTCTATATATTCTCTTATCGCATTTATAATAGAATTTAGTTTATCCTCTAGATATTGTTTACTTTCTATTCTCATTAAATCATCTAATGAGAATTTTTGCAATTCTTTTAATAAATCAGGATAATATTTATTAATACTTAGCTGAAATTTATATAATTCATCTATTTCACTAAAATCTTGCAATTTTTGCAATTCTTCTGGGTAAGAAGTTGTTAATAATTCTATAGTATATTGTAATCTAGTTTCCGCTATATGACTCTCTACTTCTTTTATCTCTGTATTTATCCTTTCTATGTCCTTTCTTAATTGTTTTAGCCCTTTATTAGTTTCGGAATATGTTTTAAGCAGTTTATTCAGCTGCGCTTCAAAAGATTCTAAATTCTCTTGTTTACTCTTCAATTCACCATATAGATCTTCTAACATACTTTTTAACTCTTCTAATCTATTTCCCCCAATTGCTCTTTTATTGCCCCCTTGTGCCAAAGTAATTCCTTGTAGCGATAGGCTAGACATTATTATTAATACAACAGATAATATTAAAATGAGTATTAAAAATACAATAAAAATGGTTGCTTGATTGTTATCCATTTTTTATAATTAAATATATATTATTAAATATATATTAAAATATAAAAAATGGAAAAAAATAGTAAATATAAAGTAATTATAAATGTATTTGCCTGCCCAACTATTGAAAGATATAGAAATGAAATATTAAAAATAAATGAGACTTGGAGACCCACCGCTGAAGCAATGGGTGTTAAAGTATTATTCTTTTTTGGCGAAGAGGGTACAGATTTAATTGATGATAATTATATATATTTACCAAATGTACAAAATGATTATGATTCTGCATCATATAAACAATACTTAGGACTTAAGCACATTTATGAAAATTATAATGCAGAATTTATATTTAGTTGTGGAACTGATACATTTATTAATATAAAACATTTATTATCATATTTAGATAGACTTGAGTACGGTAAAAAATTATATATTGGTGGCCATGATAATACAAGACAAATTGGTGATAAATCTGTATATTTTCACTGTGGCGGCGCTGGGGTCATAATAACAAATAAAATTTTAGAAGAATTATATCCTCAACTTGATACAATTCAAAACCAGTGGCGTGTAATTTGTGAACAGTATGAATTATACAATTTAATTGCAGCTTGTGATGTCTCAATATCTTATTTTTTAATAAATATTGGTGTAGAGGTTGTAACAAATACTAATTTTCATAGTTGTAATTATTTAGGCTATAGGTATGATGGTGTAGCTTGTTGTAAAGATATAATCAATATTAATACTCTAATTAGCTGCCATCAAATGAGATTAAATGATTTTGACAATTTTCAAAAAATAATAGATACTAATAGTTATGCTATTAATAATAAATATATTAAATTATGTAATACATCAAGTGATATCAATGAACATTTGCCAACATTGTGCCAATTAGCAACAGAATGTAATTCTATTCTTGAATTGGGCGTGCGAGGTGTAGTATCTAGTTGGGCATTTGCAAGTGGGCTATTGCTTGCAAGTGATACTGTAAGTGATACTGCACGTAAGCCATTATTATTTTTAAATGATTTGGAAGTATGTAATATTTCTGAATTATTAGACAATACAAAAGATCTCAATATTGAAATAAAATATCAATGGATAAATTGTTTAGATTTAGATTTTACAAATACATTTGATATGGTATTTATAGATACTTGGCATATATATGGACAGCTTAAAAGAGAATTAGAAAAATTTAGTAAAATTGCCAATAAGTATATTGTTATGCATGATACAACAGTAGATGAATATGAAGGAGAAACTATTAGAGGCGGATTAGATGCCCAAAAACAATCAGAAGAGTCTGGATTTCCAATTGAAGAAATATTACAAGGATTAGGAAAGGCCATTGATGAATTTTTAATAAATAATCCAAATTGGATTTTGAAAAAAAAATACACAAATAATAATGGATTAACTATTTTAGAAAAACTCATTGATGGAGTAAAATAAATGCAATTACTGTGGTACAACAGATGAACCAACTCGTCGCAATAATGGCTATTGTTATTCTTGTCAATTTATTAATAAAAAATGAGTTTCTAAAAAGTATTTTTGATCAACTTTTTTCTAAAAAGTATTTTTGATCAACTTTTTTCTAAAAAGTGTTTTTATGATATAAATTTGAATTATCACTAAATCCATCTCTTTGAATCCCAATTCTATTTTTAAAACAATACCAATTATCTTTTTTTTGTAAAGATTTCCATATTTGATCATTTGCATATACCCAGTGCATTTTTGTCCTATCTAATTCAATCATTGCGGATTCGTATAATTCAATTAATGTATCATAATAATGTGAATTTACAATATATCCAGATGCAGTCTGTGCCTCAATTATTTTATATAAATTTGGAAATACATATTCTTCATATTTTTGGATATTATATGATAGCATACAAACATCATAATCAATATTTAATGAAAAAAATGCATTTAATTCATTTTTAAAATCTTCTTTTGAAATAATAAATGTAAAATCATCTTCTAATATTAATACATTATTATAGTTGCGTTCTTTTGCAAGTTTTAAAACAGCTAAATGCGATTGTCCACAACCTAAAATTCCAAACCCCGCAGTCTCAATTGCTGGAAATCTTTCATAATTATCACATATACAGGGGGTAATATATTTAAATAATTCATTTTCTATTTCTTCTTTTCGGTCTGTTCTTTTATTTAAATTTATATAAAATATATGTGATATTTTTTTAATGGTATTTGGTATTTCTATTTCACTATGTAATAATGGTGACACTTCTTGATAATTATCATTGGAATTAATTTGTTTTAATTTTTGCTGATCTTTATAAAAATTTGTATCTGGGATAAATCTTATTTTTTTTGTTTTTGAAATAAAGCTCATAAACCAACATAGTGTGCTATTACTATGTATTAAATTTGGACAATCTCGCATTATAGCAATATCTTCTAATAATGTACCTTGTATTAATATAGCATTAAATCTATTAAAATGATTAAGATATAAGGACTCCCATTCATATTTAATTTTATCACATATAATATATATATTATTTATAGGAGCTATCCAATTTTCTAAAATATTAATATAATAAGATGGGGGGAGTATATCCGTATTTGATAAATGCCATTCATGTTTAAAATCGCCTAATCTTATATGCATTACAATATCATTATCGCCTAAATTTATATGGCTAGGTGTATTAATAAAATCTCTTATATATTTTTTATTACCATTACTATCATCTATCCAATACTCTTCAGTGGTATATAGTATATCCAATAATTGCTCTCTATATGGAATATAATAATCGCTTTTTTGAAAAAATCCTTCACATATTATATTTGTATTTTTTACCTCTCCAGATAATATTTTTTCTAAGTCATTTTCATATATGGTAATATATGGCTCATTGATATCCAATTCCTCTAATGGAATATATTGATAATTGGTTTGAAGGCATATTAATTTACAAAACATATATTGAAATAAATTATTTCCAGCTCTACCTATTTTTTTAAATGTTATATAATTTTTTGGCCTTTTTATATATAAAGCATCGCCCCATCCATTAATAGTCATATTTGTAATAACTCTAATAAAATCATATTGACTTAAAAATAGATCAATATCTTCAACTAATCCACAATTTTTATATAACTCTTTTTCATTTACTTCTAAATAAATTACCTTTGCTGAATAAATTGAATTAATTGAACCCTTTAATGCCATTAATTCAGCACCTTGAATATCAAAATTCCAAAAATCATATAATGCACAATCTATATTATTTTCTTTAAAAAAAGTATCAACTGTTGTGCTTTTTTGAATAATTTTATCAATATATACAACAGAAGGGTGCTCTTGGGAATGAGTTCCAAATTCTAATATACTCGATGACTGAATATTATTTGATATATTAAATTCAATATCAATATTATCTATATCAGAGATTGTTGCATGATATATATTTTGTATCCCTTTACTTATATTTTCTTCAACTTTTGACTTAATTGCATCTATCCATATAATATTTGTATTTAATATATTTAATTGACTATAAAAATATAATTCTTCACAATCATGCGCACCAATATGAAATGCACCATTTATTTGTATATTATATTTTAATAATATATTATTAATTTCATTAAATGTAATAAGCATTTTTATTAATTATAAAATATATAATTTTATTATAATACTTTAATACAAAAAAATAATATATTTTATAATTAATAATCTTGAATCATAGTAGGGTTGTGATTTGCAATATATATAGAAAATAATTCTGGAAATTCCTTATATATTAAATACCATATATTAACTTCCCATGTTATAGTATTTTTTTTTGTAATGGTATCAATACATTTCTGCTTCATTAAATCAGCAAAGTGTAATAATTTATCCTTCTCTCCACCAAATATGCCTCCCAAAAAGCACCAACTTATTTTTTTATAAATATCCTCTTCTGATAATGGAAAATACATAGCACCCGCAATTCTAATTAAATCATATTCATAGCTTAAATTTAAATTTAATATTAATTTACTAAATAATTCATCATTATTGCATATATGATATATTCCAAAATCTATCCATAAAAATTGAGTACTATTATATAAATTTAATTTTATTGCCATTTGTACAAATTCTGTTTTATAGCATTGAATAAACATATAATCTATTGTATCTTTATTTGGATTATTTGTCATCGGCTGAAAATCAGTAATTTGATCATAATATTCATATAAATATATATCTTCTTTTTTTATAAAAATAAATGTCGTATATTCATTAAAAGATACTTTAGATAATTCTGCTATTTCTGGCGCTTCTGATGATTCAGATACTACTTCAGATAATTCAGATAAAAATTCACCATATATCTCTTTTTCTATAAATATTATTTTATTAATTGGGATATTAATTAATTTTTTTCCATATTCTATATATTGTTTAATACTTTTAGCTGTACTACAATTTGCTATAAATCCAGAAACAATCGTTGGTGTCATACTTGTTAAATATTTTAATAACTTATATATTTATAATTAGAAAACTCACCGCGTAAATTTTTTGACTCTGTCAAATATTTTTAAAAAAGTTATATCCATTTATATGGCCCACTACCTTTAACTTCAACATCACTTTTATTAGGCTCAGTATTAATATCACATCTAGTGCCATATACAATCCAATAAAATTTTGTATTTATACCATATACAGAAAATTTATTATTTTCAACAATAGTGGCTTGTAGTGAAGAATTCATATTACCATTATATATTGGGGTAAGATTAATTGTAAAATTATACGCTAATGCTTCTACATAATCAGGTAATTCAATAGTAGTATATTCATTATTTATAATTTCTCCAATACCTCTATAATAAACACCAGCCTCAGGCCCTTCTAGACATATATGCACTAAATATTTATTTTCATCTAATGGGTGATCTATTATAAATGTCTTTAATGAATAATATACTAATTGAGAATTAGTTGTATCATATGCAACACCATTTATATCAGTAGTAGTTATAATACCCCCTGCACTTGTAATTGTGAGATTTCCACCTTGTAGTCCAGTTGCTCCAGTTGCTCCAGTTGCTCCAGTTGCTCCAGTTGCACCAGTTGCTCCAGTATAGCCTGTTGCTCCAGTTGCGCCAGTTGCACCTGTATAGCCTGTTGCTCCAGTTTCTCCAGTTGCACCAGTTGCTCCAGTAGCTCCAGTTGCTCCAGTTGCGCCAGTTTCTCCAGTTGCCCCAGTATAGCCAGTAGCTCCAGTTGCTCCAGTTGCTCCAGTTGCTCCAGTTGCACCAGTTGCTCCAGTATAGCCTGTTGCTCCAGTTGCGCCAGTTGCACCTGTATAGCCTGTTGCTCCAGTTTCTCCAGTTGCACCAGTTG